TTACAGCTTTTCGCTCCTGACCCACTCTTCATAAACGTGTTCTGGCCAACCTAAAAACGTACCGCCTTTAGTTCTTTCTGGTTTAGGAAACTCATTTCGTTTAGCGTACATTCTCCAAATTGTAGGTTTACTCTTTCCTGTCAACTGGATCATTTCTTTCCATTTAATGTATCTTGATGTTGTATGGGTCGAATTACTTTGAATTCTATCACTCATAATTATCTCCACATCTGCCACATACAGATTTAAAAATTAAATATCGTCGTTAACTGGTTTAATTAAATGCTGGTGGATAATAGACACATACTTAGCCTGATGGATTGCATCAGCTAATGCGTTGTGTTGCTCACCTTCGAACTGAAGTGTTTTCTTTGGATCAATAGCAGCGTTACGGCCTAGTTCTACAATGGTACGAACATCACGGTTATTATAAAATTTCCAGAACGGGTTAAAATCACATGCAGCGTAAGCGCTAGCTAAGGCAACATTGTCAAAATCACTACCGTTACCCCACACACATACATTGTCAGATAAATGCTCTTCAGCGAAAGCGGATAGGGCGAGTAATGCCGATTGAATAGTTCTAGAATCTTCATCAACGATAGCTGCTCTTGCTTCACTACTTTGTCTCATCCACCAAAGAACTGTATCTGCATCAATATGTAGGCCGAGCTTTTCGCAACTAACCAGATCAACAGTCAAATAGAATTCGGGACCTAATTCACCCGTTGAGGGTTCAAAAGCCACTGCACCAATAGAAACAATAGCGGCATTGCCTTTATTGCTCATCGTTTCCAGATCTACCATTAAGTGTTTAAATTTCATTACGTCGCTCCAATTCAGTTTTAATCCATTCTTCAGCTTGTTCATTGCATGCAAGAACATCACCCATCATTAATTCAATATCAATTGACTCATTTGCTACGTGAGATAACAGACTCATGAATTTAGCGAATTCTTTTAAATCGCAATCAATAAAGTTAGCTCGATAAGCACTAATTAAATGATTACGCGCAAACAGAACGCCAAGTTTCATTTGTTCTTTGTTGAATTGTTCTCCCTGTAATTGCTTAATTTCTTGTTGCATTTTGGTGCATTTGTCAGCCAATTTAACTACTAAACTAATTAAGGTTGAATTTTCTTGCTCCCTTACATTAAGTAACTTATGCCATTCAGCATCATCAGCACAGAAGGCTTCAATTAATTTAGTGCTATCTTCGTTTGCTTGAGATATTTTCTCAACATGCTCACACAGATCAATTAATTGGTCACTCCATACAGAACATTTTGCAATTTGATATCTACGGGTTAATAACGCATCGGCCTTCAATTCTTTAGCTAATTCAAGCATTTTATTATTCATAATCACACTCGCTTAAATTCAATAACCCACACCCACGGATTACTTTCAAAATTACAGTCAGGTTTACTAACTGAATCCCATAAATGACGAAACCAACAAAATGCATCTGTACTGCCGCCAGTTAACTCTCTCTCCAGCGGGTAGCCTTCGGCTTTTAAATCATCGTCGCTAGCTGCTTGTAATCGCTCTACTCGAACATCAGTAATTTCTAGCGTTATACGTGAAGCCCAGCGAGGCATGTGTATTGATGGTCGCCATGTTCCATCATATTTATGATTATCAGTATAGGGCTTCCATTCGGCATCATCAGGAATGGACCATAAACCGTAATCACCGTTCTTTTGCTCACAAGAGGCCTTATAAATTCTGGCTGCTTCTTCTGATTCATAAACAATTTGGTCATTCCAATCGACACAAATCCCATCTTCGTTGCCAAGCAACGCAAAAGTCTCACGAACCCAAAGGCGATCACCAACTCGCCCATACTCATAATTAATTGTACTTAGCGGCTTTTCAGAACCAATCATTGACCAGTGAAAGAAACCATCATCACAAAGCTTTATTTCTTGGCTGGGGTGTCTCTGGTGTTTAACTATTCTACGAGTTTGAGTTTTACGGCCATCAAGGATGGCGCGTACCATTTCTGAGTTAAAAATAATTCCGCGCTCTTTCATGCTTAATCCCTTAACGATTCGTAAGTTAATTTCATTTCTTGATAAAGTTTTTTGCCTTCGCCAGCTTCGTAGAGGTCTTTCCATTTCTCCCAATTATCAATAACAGCAGACCACTGAGGTGAGCATGCTTTCATTTCATGTAATTGGCTTGCTAGTTCAGGTACGGCTTCTAGTAATCGAATGCAGCGGCCTAAATCAGCACCATCCCAAGGGTAATGATGTGGAGCGCTAAATTGACCAGAAAGAACGGAAGCCATATATTTAGAACTCAAACCTACATCGTCACTAGCAAGCCATGCAGCAAGGCCCATACCTTCAGAAGCTTTAACAAGCGGCTTTTTGAATTCATCACAAACCAATGTTGCAGCCTTAATAATGGCATTCATATAACGAGGTTCAGCAGGTATGCCGGGTATTTGTTTTTCTATTTCATTAGAAATAGCGGAAATTAAATTAATTTGGCTAAGCTGCATAATTTATACCCTCATTAATCCCAACCATTGCTATAACAAATACCTTCTGGTGACTCATCCCACACCAAGAAACTTCCACCGTAATAAAGAGCTAAGACTAATTTGTCGAAACGGGAATATGCTTTAACTATTTTCTTACCTAAAATCCTGTCATTTACCTTACCCCCAATTAACTCATAAACATTATTACCATCCTGCAGTAGAGGTTCGCTGCGGTAACCCCCTGTACGTTGAATACTTAAATGGAAACTATAATCACAGCTATATGCGCTAACTGAATTAGACGAGTATCTTGATGTTGACTTTTCTTCTGGATGTATGCCGACTTGAATAAACCCATCATGCTCATCATTAATAAAGACTTGCGGTGACTCCCATTGGTTTTCCATTGCTGATTCACTATTATCTTCAATAAACGCTTCCCATAAATCAGAGGCTTTAATGTATTTAGGGCACTCCTCTTCACTAGTGAAGTCTTTTACTAAAGAAATAACTTTTTCCTGTAAGTCCATTTCGATTCCTGAGTTTTCCCAAGAGTTGCGCATTTTCTCAGTAACCAGCGTGTTGTATTTTTTCAAATCAACCATATCTTCTATATTGTTTGGCAGGGCACTTTCCATTGCTTTTTTAAGTGCTTTGCCAAAATCACCATAGGAACGAAAGGCATCATCAACAACACTGGTAAATAATTTAGTGATACCTTTATCAATAATTTCCACGGCCTGTTCGCTATTAGCAAACTCAACACAACGTTGAGTTAATAATTCACGTAATGTTAATTCTTTAGACATAATTAATACTCCACACAAATTTAGATAATAAGATTCCGTCTCTTAATAAAGAGAATTAAATTCCTTGGTGTTGGTTAAATAGTTATTCTGTTTTTTCTTTATATTTTAATAATTCGATTAATAGCTCGATGGTATTAACCATGTGAAACATAAATACAGCGTTTGTGTATCGATAGCGAAAAACTTTATCCCCGTCATAGTCTATTTCCATTAACGGTTTGATATTTTTAAAATCAAAATCATCAGTAAGTTTAAAGCTAATATCAAAGGTACTTAATTCAATTAAACAAACTTTAAAATGATTATCAATTGAATCTTTAACTTGCTCACTGATTAAATTAAGTTCAGCATCATATTTTAGAGTTTCTAGCTTTTTATCAAGCTTACGTTGCAGCAAAAGGAAATTGCCAGGATAAAGGTCATGACCAAAGCACTCTGCTGGTGGTTGGTTATCAATGTGGTTAGATAACCGTGTTGTAATCCCATTCTTTGCATCATCAATGTGAAAAGTTTCAGTTTTTACAGTACCGCAAGCTTTCACTAAACTACCTAATAGTGCTTGGTGGTCTGGCTTTCGCGTTGTGGACACAAACAGGAAACCCTTTTTAACATGGTACAGAGCAGTGATGATTTTTGTTTTAGTTAAAGCAATCTTTAGCATTTCTTCTATTGCAACATGTTTTAGCTCCGCTTCAAGAAAGTCATCGATACCTTGTTCTTTCAATTTTTCAATGCGTCTATTGACTTCAAATGTAATAGCAGCTTTAGGAATTATCTTTTCATCAATACGAAAAGTAATAATATAGCCACCTTCAATTGGCGTAACTAATTCACCTGTGATTTTATTAGGAATAAAACCATAGCTGATAGAGTGTGATTCTAAAATATCAACAAAAGGTAATTTTTTTAAATGATTTTCTAAAGCTTCAGCGCTGGGTAATTCAGCCTTAAAAATAACACAGCTAGTAATTGGAAAACGTTTCATTTATTTTTTTCCTCAAATATAATTAACTCCACACAATAAATAAGACCACTGACAATATATAAAGATATATTACCTAGTATGGACTGACATAAAGTCAGTGGCCTTATGTATTATGAAAAAGGGCGGTGCGATACCGCCAAAAACTACAAGGGTCAATCACTAGCAGTGGCAATACTATTTTCAGCTAAGATACGCTGATAAATTTCTTCACGATGTACAGCAACATCTTTTGGGGCTTCAATACCAATCCGCACTTGGTTACCGTTCAGACCCAAAACAGTGACTTTAATATCATCACCAATCATTAAAGTTTCACCGACTCGACGAGTTAAAATAAGCATTCCCATACTAAGCACTCCACACAGTTAATAAGGTTGCCTGAACTAACTTATCCACATCAGGCGGCTGTGGTATTCTTGGAAGCCCTACACAACCAAGAGAATATTTTAATGCTTAAATCTACGTTAATTGCTAAATGCCTTTTTCAATGCGGCATGATTGCCGATGTAAAAAGTGGCGAATATGCGGTCAAAAATATCTTCAATGAGCATTTTCCTGATCATTCCTTTGATGAATGGAACACAAATCTTTCATCAAGTGTTGTTAATAAATATTTAAAAGAAGGCAAAGGTGCAAACATAATAAGAATTAACGTTCTTATTGAGAACCTTTGGGATTTTTAGTTGTTGAAAATGCCTTATTTTTATGATGAATAGTTTTTCCGTTTGCATTAGCTTCGCTTTCAAGGGATACCTTATCCAGATATAAAGTCTCAGTTGTTGCCGCTAAAAATGATAAGTAGTCAACAGATACGGCGCCTTTAGTGTTCAAGTAGCACACAGTGGCGCCATTGATTTTTAGCTCAATGATGTTGCCTTTGCTTTTATCTGCCGCGTCACACATACCTAATACCCCACACATTTAAAATTTAGCTAAGCACTAACAGTAACCGCACACATATCCATGCACTCTGCAATTTCTTCGTCGAGCTTTTCGAGTTTAGATTGCAGCTCATCACGCTCGTTACGTAGTTTTTGCAGGTTGTTAATTTGTTTGGCTTTTTCTAGTGTCCACTCGCGCACATCATCCTGCGACATTGGCACACTAAAAGTTACGATTGGTTCATTTGAATTAGTTTGCATTGAACACCCCCTAAGTTGTCTTTGGTATAAATCTAATCCAGCTTAGGGGTTGTGTCAATAAGAAATCTAAATAATCTTAGTATTTTTGCTTGGGAGGGTTAGAGTTCAAACTGAACACTTCTGACGACGCCTACTATTTCACAGTTTCCATTGATAGGGATGCTTGGATATCTGGGGTTTAAAGGAAGTAAAAATCTACTCGGTCCATCTATTACTAATTTTTTAACGGTTACTTCATTAGAGCCTGATAATCTTGCAACAACAAACTTTCCACTAATAGGCTCTACGTTCGGGTCAACAATAATATGTGCTCCCTCCGGTATTGATGGCATCCCCAATGGGTTGGTCATCGAATCACCCTTTACTATTAACGAAAACGCCATAGGCGATACCTTCATGCTAGTTTCAATATATTCTAGGTCGTCATTAAATATTTCTTCTGGTGGGTAATCAGTAAACATTCCAGCCTGAACGTAAGACAGCACAGGTATTCTTTGGATTGTAGTAACTACAGCATCAGCATCTCTGGTTGGTATACCATATAGGATGTAAGCTTCTGATGTATTGAAATATTTTGCCAGCTTAATTAATGCTTCTCCATTGGGTAAGTTAAGATCTCTTTCCCAGTAACCAACAGCTACGTCAGAGACACCACAAAACCTCCCTAAATCTTTCTGGGATGTTTTGGATATTTTTCTCATTTTTTTAATTCTTTCTCCTACCGTTTCCATTAGCTCTCCATTAGTCATTAAAAACCTAAGTTATCTTATTTTTTATTGACCAACATAAAATTCGGCTTTATTATCTAAGTATTCTTAGTGCAAGGGGGTCGTATGACAACAAATCAAGTTGAACAATATTTCGGAAGCGGGACTAAAGCTGCCGATTTTTTCGGTATTAGCCCAGAAGCTTTTTATCAATGGAAAAAAAGGCCTAACCAATTGATACCCAAAGGTAGGGCTATCGAAGCTGATTACAGAACTAAAGGTGGGCTTAAGTTTAATCCAGCGCTCTATTAAAAAGTACCAAAACCAACTAACTGAGTTAACTACCAACAAAACAACGGAATTGTAGATATGTGCAAACAAACATTAAAAGAAGTCGTGAAAGAAATGTGTAAAGCATTCCCTGGTGGTCGTTCAGCGATGGCGGGTGCATTGGGTATTTCTGAAACTACTTTCAATAACAAGTTGTATGAGAAAAACGGCTGTCGTTTCTTTGAAAACGATGAGCTTGAAGCAATTGAGGAATTATCAGGTACCAAAGCGCTGGTGGAGTATCACATGGATCGTCACTCGATGGTTCCTGCAACAAAAGTTGAGCCTGAGAATTTAGATGCAGTCGAGCTCTTTGAAATTCGAATGAACCTTGGTGCTATGCAAGGTGCGTTATCTGTATTGATTCAAGACAGCATTTCTGACGGTGTTCTAACACCAGATGAAACAAAGGCTATCTACCGAAAGATGGAAAAAGTCTTTGCTTATGCGCTGGGGTTTGTTGGTTCTTTGGAAAGTGTTTATGGGATTAAACAATGATGAGCATAGCTAGAAAGGTTGACGCCCCAGATATGCGGTCCGAGGCGTCGGGTGCTAATAACAACTTGTGTGGAGTAACTAGCATGAGCAGTGTAAACCAATTTCAATCAAAAAAGCAATTTAGATGCTTACCTGTATCGAAATGTGGTCCGTTTCAATATGTAGAAATCATAACCTCAGCTGACGAGTCGGGCAACTACCAGACCGAACAACAATTGGTAGATAGCAAAGCCCTAAGAGATAGCTGGGCTAAATACTATTTCCGCAGTGGGAGAGAGGTTAGTGAGCAATGAAAAGCATAAAAACCTTAATCGTTACTTCCGAGATAAGCGAGGTCGTATTGTCCATGTTGTTGAGTGGGACAAACCAAGGCAACGGGTTGTTTTCATGCTCGATGACTATGAGCACCCCTGTTTCGAGCCCCTCGAACAATTCAAAAAATATTACACAGAAGTTAAGTAAGGTGGCTGTATGAGTAGCTTATTACTCCTTAAAACCCGCCCACAAATTGTTATACCTGAGCTGGCGGTTCGCTTGGGCTTGAATGAGGCTTTATTGCTTCAGCAAGTTCAATACTGGCTATCTGAAACCTCGTCAGGTGTTGATCATGACGGTAGGCGCTGGGTTTATAACACTATTGAAGAATGGCGTGAACAATTCCCGTATTTTTCCGAATCCACAATTAAACGTGCATTTAACAATTTAAAAAAATTGGGCGTATTAAATATTGAGCAAATCAATAAACGCACCCATGACCGCACAAATTATTACTCTATAAATTATGAACATGCGTTGTTATCCGATGAGGTCAAATTGAACTCATCGAACAGTTCAGCCGAAGCCTCTCGAACAGGTCAAAATGAACCCATCGATAAGCGCAAAATGAAATGTTCGAACAGTACCAAAATGACCTCATCGAACGGGTCAAATTGCCCTGATCTTACAGAGAGTACTACAGAGAATACACAAGAGATTACAACAGAGAGTAACTCTTTTTGTCAGGCTCATGCTGAGCCCGACCATGCGCAAGCTGTTTTAGATCATTTCAACAAGGTCACTAACTCAAGTTATCGCGATGGTAAAACAACTATGGGTCATATCAGAGCCCGTCTAGCTGAAAATTACACCTCAGAGGATTTAATTCTGGTGACTGACTACATCACAGCCAAGTGGCTAAATGACTCAAGAATGAGTGATTACCTACGCCCGAAAACATTATTTAGCCCTGAAAACTGCATGGAGTACTTTGAAAAAGCTCAGAAATGGAGTGAGGCTGGTCGCCCCGTCTGTGTTAACGGCAAATGGCTCAAGCCTGGTGAAGTTGCTGTAAGTATCGATCCGGTAGAACGTGACAATGCTTACACACGGATCATTGGTTCTAGGTTAACCCCTAAAAATCGGACGGAAGAAATCGCAGCTGAATTAGCGGGTAAACAGGGTGTTCGTAACATGTCGGATTTTGTAGGTCGCAAGGCATGGTTAGGTATTTGGCAACAGGCAGCAGAGCTAGCAGCGAAAGAGGTGACAGCATGATGCGTAGTGAAACTAAAACAATCTATGGCGTTGACGTGCTAGGCATGATTGCCATGTTCAAACAGCTACGTAAATGGAGCACTATTCGCAAGCTTCGTAACAGATGGAATCAATCTCGTCGTGACTTGGTGACCTGCAGGAAGTTTCGCCACTTAGACCATCATGCTGACCATTTTCAAGTTCAGCAGCGTTATAAGCATATGCGCGAGTATGTTAAATCCCACCAGCAGCGAGGGGCTATCTGATGAATAAATACATTCAAAGCCTCGAGGCACTTAAAGCTAAACCACGACATAAGCTTAATGAAATTGGGGATCAGTGGTGTACACCCGATGAGTTGTACTGGGGTATCAGCTCGATATATGGGCTATTCAAACTCGATTTATTTACTGACGGTAAAAACACTAAGGCACCTAACTTCTACACTGCAGAAGATAATGCTTTAACTCAAGACTGGTCGGAAAAGCTAAAAGAAGTTGGCGGTGCTGCATTTGGTAATCCACCATATTCACGCAGTTCATATCACGAAAAACAGGCTATAACGGGTGTTGGCCACATAATGAACCACGCCTTTGCAATGAGAGAGAAAGGCGGTCGCTATGTTTTTCTTCTGAAGGCGGCAACAAGTGAAAGCTGGTGGCCAGAAAATGCAGATCATGTTTGCTTTATTCGCGGTCGTATTGGGTTTGAGCTCCCTGCGTGGTTTAACCCATCAGATGATAAACAGAAGCCAACGGGGGCATTCTTTGCTGGCGCTATTGTCGTTTTTGATAAGTCATGGACAGGTAAACCATTTGATTATATCAAGCGTGAGGATCTAGAGGAACGAGGCAGAATATTCATAGAGCAAGTTAGGTGGTTAGCGAAGAGGGTGGCTGCATAAAATGATAACTGAATACCAATACACGCAAGGAATTGAAGTCATTAGGATTGGACGCGAATTTAAAACAATAAATGCAGCGATCCTAAAAAATGTTGCTAGTTATTCACCATCCGCTGCACACCGAACTTTTGAAATGCTGGAAAAAATTGGCTGCATAAAATATGTCGGCAATTTCCCTGCAGGGAAAACTAAGCAGAGGTCAAAGCAATACAGCATCGATCCCCATGCAATTACAAAGCTAAAGGCAGCGTGGGAGACAAAGTTAGAGGAGAAGGAAAAACCAAAGAGGGCAGAAAAGCTTAAAGCGCAGCCACCAGCTGAGCCTAAAAAAGTGGACGAAATCAAGAAGTGTGAGCCTGAGCCTCGATTCGAGTGTGGCATTAAAGTTGTCGAAAAGGCTTACATAGGCGATATGGGAAACCAATCACTAAAGCAATTAGATCAGTTGCTGGCGGAGGTGAGAGCGTGATTATCGGTTATTTCATGAATACTAGATTACTGTTTTTAATAACTATGATTTCAGGATGGGCCGCTGTGGGATTTGAATTGATTTATTTACCTGTCAGCTTTCTAGTAGCTTCATTCATGGTTTATCTAATTATTCCCTTTGCTATTTATATCTGCATTCCCATGTTACTGAAAAAGAAATCGGGAGGCAGTCGTGGATGAAATTCATCAGTGCAAATGCGGCAGTGAAGATCTGCATATTCTTACCCTCGAATACCGCACTTGGTTTTATGTTTATTGTCATAGCTGCGGGAAAAAAAGCCCTGCAATAAATGATAGGACAGAAGCGGTAAGAATTTGGAATGAGGTGGTATCAAAATGAATTCTTCAATTACTTTAATACTCCCATTTCCACCTAGTGTTAATGCTTGCTGGCGGAATATCAACGGTAAAACGTTAATCAGTGCAAAAGGGCGTGCATTTCGGGCTAGTGCAATAGCTGCTATTTATACCCAATTAAGACCAAGGCCTAGGGTAATTACTGAAAATGTATCCGTCATTGTGAAGATGTACCCACCCACTTATCACAGAAGAGATATTGATAACTATCTAAAAGCACCATTTGACGCCATCACCCATGCCAATATTTGGAAAGACGATGAGCAAGTTAAGCATGTTGATATCACTTGGTGTGAGGTAGTTAAAGGTGGTCGATTTGAAATTGAGATAAGGCCTTTCAATGCAGAATTGGAGAAAATATCATGAGCCACCAATGGATATTAACTCCAATATTAATACCTGAGCTTAGTGCGGTGATATTTAGACCAGGAGCACATTTAAATACATTCAGTGGAAGAATGTTGCTCATGACTTTACCTGAGGAGCTAAAACATAAACCATCAGGCCTTATCTCTCTTTCTGACCAATACCTCAGCGGCGTAGTTGGTGATGAACGGGTATCAAAACCTGTATTAAATTTAACCATCGATCCGGAGCCACCAGCTAGTTTTATGCTAAAGCCAAAACTACTGCGCTGGACAAATGATAAATACCTGCAGTGGGTTAAATCACAGCCATGTTGCGTATGCGGTGCTACATCGGACGATGCACATCACCTAATCGGTCATGGTCAGGGCGGAATGGGTACTAAGGCTCATGATTTGTTCACTATTCCATTGTGTAGAGTTCACCACAGCGAGTTGCATAAAGATCCGAGGGAATGGGAAAGGGAGCATGGAAGCCAAATAGATTTTTTATTTCGATTCCTAGACCGTTCAGCGGCATTAGGTGTTTTCGGTTAATGCGTTGTGCGGAACGCAGGAGACTTTTTGCATGAGAGATATTCAGTTAGTTTTACAGAAATGGGGCACATGGGCTCATGAGGGGAATAGTGACGTTGATTATTCTTCCGTAGCTGCTGGCTTTAAAGGTTTACTTCCAAGCACAAAAAAAACGAGAGAAAGCTGCTGTGATGATGATGGTATTGCGGTTGATGCCGCCGTTAATAGATTGAAAAAGAGTAATTCATATTTATTTCAATTAGTTATTCTTTATTACGTAAAAAACTGCACATTAAGAACGCTAGAAAAAAAATTAGGGATATCCCATAACGAAGTTGCAAAGAGGCTACAGTATGCAGAGGGTTTTGTGGAAGGGTGCCTAGCAATTGCCGAAATAACACTGGAAATGGACAGAGAAGTTAGAAAAGAGTGTATATATGGGCTTGCGTAATTACAAAACTCAATATATTGTGATAAGAGTGAATACGTTGTCACCTAACTTATAGAATGAAACCTCGCCATTTGTGCGGGGTTTTTGCTTTTTAGCGCATAGTTTCTTTACAATCCACAAAATATAGCTACTTTTATATAACAAGTGATTGATTAATTGCTGATTATAAAGGGATTGTATTTATGGGGATCTTTCATGTATTACAGGTAGCGGTAGCTGCACTGGTATTAGTTCTTCTATTTGTCGCTATTCCACATTGGGTAAAGTAATTAGTAGCTGAAGAGTTGAGCTTGCGCAATTTAAACTGTGAACTATATTTAATTTGCGAACTACATCAGTTGTAAGATAATCAACCCTAATCAAACCCGTCAGCAATGGCGGGTTTTTTGCTTTCTAGGCAATGAAAACTCTATTTGTCAGCTTCTATCTTGCACATAGCGGCATTAAAGCGAGTAGGGTTTTCATTGTGGAGAATGCCAAGGCTGATTGGCTAACTCGCATGGGTTAACTGTACTTATCAGGATAGAAGCACACACGCCATGGGGAGCCTGAATGCATACACTCTCAGCGTATGCCTCCACAACACCATTTCGAACAACAAAATATTCCAAAAATTATTCCAAGGGCTGCGCATTGCGTGGCCTTTTTCTATTTAAGAGGGCGCCAAATGAAAACAATCCAAGTTACGGTGACGAAGCTCAATGGCTCCGTCTCTTTTGAAGTACACCAAAACGGAGAGCGCCTGGTCAAAGATGCCTTTTATGGAAAAACAAGCACTCAGTTTGCTCGGAAATATCGTGTTAACGGCACATCTGATGATTTGGTTGTCACTATCACTCATAGTGAGGGTGAAAATACAGGTGTTACAGCTAAGTTTATTAATTAAAAGTGAGAGAGGTGGTTATGAGTAAAAAGTATGAATATAGTGCAAATGACTTCACCCACACTGATTCAGCTATCAATGTTCAGGTTTGTGTTGCGCCAAGTAATTTTAATTTACTGCCGATTTTTACACTAACAGTACGGGTTGAAAAGAAAGACGGTGAAGATATTGATTATTACCGTGCTGAAGCAATTAAGAAGGCAAAAGCAGTCATTGCAGATATTGCGGAAGATGCCGTACAAGGCGATTTACATCAAAATAAAGCTGAATTTTCAGGCGTTATTGTCACTAGTGGTCCAAGCCTAGAAGAGCGCGTAATAGCATTAGAAAAACAGCTCACTGACATGCAAGCGAAAGCGAGCTGTGCCATGAACGTCAGAGGTACTATTGAAGCTAACTCTGTGTAACTTCAAATGACTCAATGAGTGCGGCAAGGGCTAAAAGAGCTTCTTTAGTAGCTGAATTATTATTATCTGAATCAAATCTCAACGCATTAACTATATTGTTTTTAACTGACGGGGTCTTGTGGGATATAGCCGTGATTGTATAAGCAAGGGCAGATTCAATAGCATACAATCTCGCGCTAGTATCTAAATTATTACTATATTGCATAAATTTCCTCACACCGAAGTTAATCAGCCATCCCTTCGGTAAGTCACATAGGGCTGAACCTCTAACTTAACCTAAATATCAACTGAATTCATTAACCCACATTAGCTTCTGTAGCTGGTGGATTTCTATTAAATCAAGAGAATAAATCATTTATGAGCACATCAATAGGGATAACCCTCGGTGCTGCTGGCGGTGGCGCGATGGGCGGTTTCCTTATTGGTGCCGACTATGGTGTTGTGCTAGGGGCAGTTATTGGCGCTTCAATTTCCGTCATTGCATCTAAAGATAATAACCGACGAAAGATACTTCATTTTATTTTGGCGTTAGGTGCGGGGATCCTCATTGCTAAAGAAGCCTCAGATTTTATTGCTCAGGTATGGCAGTGGGAAATTAGCCCTAAGATAACAGCCATTATTATTTCGGCTTTGTTAATCCCCGTTTTGGTGCTTGCTGCAAACAAAGACAACCTTAGAAAGTTGTTTAGTCGTATTGCCGCATCAATAGACCGAAACTTTAGCAGTATCGTACAAGCTATTAAAGATTGGCGAAATAAAGGGGGTAACTGATGGATGCCTTCTTAACGATTTTTACTGACATAGCCTGCTGGATAGATACTCATCCATTAGGGGTTGCTGATATTTTGTTTAAATCCGCCTCAGCAATCACCGTGTTTTTGTGTCGTTATGCTAAGCGCCGAGATTCGATTATCGGCACAGTCTTATTTGTTTGTTGGGTTTATCAAATTTATCAAACGGCGGTGGGCGAGCGTATAGCAGCATCATCAGATGTATTGTTTAGTGGTGTTTTATTTACCGTTATCTTCTCTGCGGGTGGAAACATCATGTCGGTTGTTGTCATTAGTAAATTAATAGCCCGAATCAAATCAATCTGGCTGCTAATTAAGCGGCCTTTTACTTTTATGGTGAAGAAATGAAATTAAGTAAACATTTCGATAGTAATGAATTTGCATGTAAAGACGGGTGCGGAGCAAATCAAGTTGAACCTAAGTTGGTTGAAATACTTGAAAGTGTTCGTGCCCATTTTAGTAAGCCAGTAATTATTGTCAGTGGCCGTCGCTGCACCAACCATAATAAAAGTGTAGGTGGCGCGCCTAGATCACAACACTTGTTAGGCACTGCGGCAGATATCAAAGTCAAGGATGTAGCGCCTAAAATAGTGGCTGATTATCTTGAATCTATCTTTCCTGATAGCTACGGCATTGGTCGCTATAAGACATTCACACATATCGATGTGAGAGGATATAAAGCACGATGGGGCAGCAATTAAGCATACTAACCAAAGCATTAATGGCCACTTGTGCCATTTTATTATTTTGGCTTGTTTGGGTTGTGAATGACTATGACAAATTAAGTGATAAGTTTGATAAAAAAGCAAATGAGCTAGCCGCCAATCAATTCATATTGTCCACCGTTTTAGAACTTTCGGTAACATTCAATGAAATCTCACGAAATAACCTTAGGGAACGCGACGCGGCAGCAGTGGCTTCTGAAACGGTTAAAACCATTATCAAAACCGTTATTGTGGATGATAAGTGTGCCGCTATTGATGCTCCTCGTGATGCTACTATCGAGCTGCACAACCACGCGAATAGAATACGTTCAAACGCCATCAGTGCCCATTCCAGCTCATTTACTCAATGATTGTTTGCCTGAGTACATCCCTGAGACATTTCCTTGGGGTGACTCTCTATTGATAAATGAGTCGCTACTAACGGTGATTGAGCAGTGCAATTTAGATAAAAAAGCCATTAGAGAGATTGAAGCGGCTAGAAATAACTAGTGAGGTGCTATGTACACATCAAAAACAGGATCTAACTATCATTTGAGTCTTAAGATGGTCATCGTTAACCTTTTTCGTGCTATATTTTTCCCATTGTTCGCATTATGGATGCTATGGAAAATAAATATGTCCAGTAAAAAGGAAATACTCGAAGATTTAGCTAGGTATAGGTCAAAAGGAGATGCTTTATATAAGGATTTATATGATGTATCTACGTCAGCGTTAAGGCTTATGTCTGAATTGGAGATGAGACTGCGGCAGAATGGTACCGAAGAAGATCTACGACTCATCGATGAAATAAACAAGTTTGCTGAAAGAGTTATGGAAGCAACCATTCATTCCAATGAATACGCAACCTCCTTACTAAAAGATTACGGGCAAGCGTTAAAGAAAATAGGGAATAGTTGAGGTACATTGCATGACAAACTCTGTACGTAAGGCGCTAGATGGATTAAATAATTCGATTCATAGTAATGAGCCAACATTTGCAAAAATAAATGAGGGTCAGCAGAAAGAGATTTCTAGAGCTGATAATGAAGCAAGAGGAAGGTTAACAACGTTTTTTGTTCGTGGTTTCTTTTTTTCCATTGCAGGCGGCGGTTTATTTGTCCTCTTATATAATTATTGCGCCATTTTATGGATTGAGTCATTAAGTGATCGCGGGCTTGTTGAGGCCGCGAGTAAGGTATCTTTACTTGAGCTGGATAAGGTTTTATCACTCATAATCAGCGCTCTCGGCACCTCACTTGGTTTTATCATCGGTTATTATTTTAAAGAAAAGCACTCATCTTAAAACCTAATTCAATAAATCAATATTGAGCCTCTGAGAAATCAGGGGCTTTTTAATATCTACAGGAGTACTAAATGCCTAATCCAATCATGAAATATTTTGAATACCAACATCTACCAGCTCACTTGCAAGAGGTTAGTAAGCCTATTGGTGATTTAGCTAAGCAGATGGATGAACAGTTACCAGATGGTGCCGAGAAGTCAGCGGGACTTCGCAAGTTACTTGAGGCTAAAGATTGCCTTGTGCGAGCTAAATTAGGTTAGTTGTAATAAAAAAATCCCCTTTTGCGAAAAGGGGAAAGGATTTATTTAGTTTATTGAACTAATTTTTGATTATGAATACCCAAATGTCGTAAGGGCGTGAGCATGATACCAATATAAGTTAAATAATCTAGGTATAAATTGTTACGAAATACGGAAAAGAATATTGAAAAACGCGTATGCAAATAAAAAAAAGCCTACACAGCGGTAGGCTAAAGTATTGCTTTACGATGAATATCAGCGTTAAGCCTAGCAGGTTATTTCAAATGCGCAATTATATTGGTGATTATCAAATGACATAAAAAAAGCCCTCTATAGAAGGGCATATCTAATGGAAATGTAGCTTTATAATTATTGTAGTAAGGCCAGTCATCCTTGACCAGCGGCGAGATATTATCACTACTTATTACTTAATCCAAATCGGAGTACGGCCATCAGCTAATCACTGGTGGCTTTTTCATTTATGGAGACAGTTATGTCAGATAAAAAAGAAATAGCCACCCTATCTATAAAGATATCAGTCGATAGCACTGACTTAGATAAGCTGGAAGCGCAACTAAAGCGCATTGAAAGGCTGATGGTTAGCACAGGATTAAAGCAGCCAACAAGCGTAGGTTTTAGTGCTGATAAGTTCTTTATTACAAATGGTCAGGTGCTTATTAATGAAGAATGCATTGAACAAGCCAAACTAGAGAAAATAGTACTGCCGCCAGAAGAACACACTGAAAAGGCACTGACTTCACCAGCAGCCATACTACGAACAAGTGAAGCTATCTCCACTGAGCAGTCAGAATTCGAAAAGTTTAAGCTGCAGGTTGAATCTGAGTTTAGTCAATTGCAAGCTCAAATAAATGGTATTCAATGTGCATCTGCTGTCAGTGAGCAATCGACAGCGCAACACCTATCTGGTCTACAGCGTCAGGTTACTGAACTTGGTAAAGAGGTTGAAGAGGCAAGGCTGAAAGGTAGTCTTAATGCAATGAATATTATCAGCATAAAACAGACAATGGAGCAACAAGAGAAGTTGATGATCCAGACTATCAAAAGTGTTATTGCTGAAGATGTAGCGAGAGGCGGTCCATTGTGTCGCGCCCTACGGTAAAGAAGACCAATGTCTACGGTGGTCGGTGGGCAAGGGTTAGGCTTAACCATCTTGCTAAGCATCCCTTATGCGTGATGTGCCAAGAGCAAGGTCGCATTACTGCAGCAACTGTGGTCGACCATATCACTCCACACCGACTGAAGGACGCGCTTGACTCAGGCAGTGCCGAACAGATAGCCAAAGCCCAAAAGTTATTCTGGGATACCAATAACTACCAAAGCCTATGTGCGTCACATCATAACTCTACTAAGCAGCGCATGGAGAAGAGTGGTGTTGTTGTCGGCTGCAGTGAAGATGGTATTCCGCTTGACCCTAATTCACATTGGAATAAATAACATGACTAATCAAAAGTTAGTGAAATTATCTAAGCTATTTAAAAATGGTCACTTCGTCGGCCATGCATTGAGTGTGGATGGACAGCTATTGAGTAACCAAACCTCGGTCATCCTACCACCCACCAATGGAGCAACTAATTCGGTAGAGGTTACGGTCAAGCTTACCTGCACTAATGACATGGTTACTGATGCGCCTGATATTCACTTGAAATAGTTTCAATCTGAAATCATAACGGTAGGGGCGGGGTAAAAGTTCAAAACCTTTGCCTTAAATTACCGACCGTAGTCATTCGTGTGCACAACCGCGAAATGAAAAGTTTTTTTCTGGGAGGTTCCGATGGCAGGAAGACGCCCGAAACCGACCAACTTGAAATTGGTAACGGGTAATCCGGGGAAACGAAAACTTAACGACAAAGAACCCAAACCTCGGCGTGAAATTCCAAGCCCACCCGAACACTTAACGGATTGGGGAAAAATCGCATGGGCAAAATTAACCTTGCTACTTGATGGTATGGGCGTTTTAACTATTGCCGATGCTTTGGCTTTGGAAAGGCTTTGTGATATCTACGCTGATATTCTTCAGCTACGCGACACGATAGCAATTGAAGGTCGCACTTATACAACAAAAACCCAATTGGGTGATTTTCTGATTAAAGCGCACCCAGCAGTAGCAATGTTGGCTGATGCGGATCGCCGTTTTAAAAGTTATTTAGTCGAGTTCGGTTTGACTCCGGCAGCTCGCTCAAAGGTGAAAATCGATGGTGGAGAAGAAGAGGAAGACCCGCTCAACGCGTACTTCGGTTGACCCTGCAACGCAATATGCCCAAGACGTTCATGACGGTAAAATTCTTGCTGGCCCCGACATTCGAAATGCTTGTGCTAGACACCTTAAAGACCTGAAAGAAGCTAAACAACGAGGTTTAGTGTGGGATATTGATGCAGTTCAGCGTGCAATTGGTTTCTTTGCAAAGGTACTAAAACTTAATGGTGGTGAGCACGAGGGGAAGCCTTTTATTTTGCTGCCATGGCAATGTTTCGTGGTTGGTTCGATTTTTGGTTGGCAAATGGAAGATGGCACTCGTCGCTTTCGCATGGTGTATGTTGAGTCAGGGAAGGGCTCGGGCAAATCACCTCTAGCAGGTGGAGTAGGTCTTTATTGCTTAACGGCTGACAGTGAGCCGCGCGCTGAAGTTTATGCCGCAGCAACGAAGAAAGACCAGGCTATGATTTTATTCCGTGATGCGGTTGCAATGGTTGACCAATCACCCGCATTGAGCCAGCGGATCACAAAATCAGGTGGTACAGGTAAAGAGTGGAACTTAGCCTTTTTAAAAACAGGGTCATTTTTCCGACCGATTAGTGCTGACGATGGGCAGTCAGGCCCACGCCCTCATTGCGCATTAATTGATGAAATTCATGAGCATAAAAATAATAACGTTGTTGAAATGATGCGTGCTGGAACTAAAGGTCGACGGCAAGCATTGATATTTATGATCACTAACAGTGGCCATGATAAAACCAGCGTATGTTATGACTACCATGAATACGGTCGAAAGGTCGCTGAAGGTTCGATTGAAGATGACAGTTTCTTTTCTTATATCTGTTCACTTGATGAGGGTGACGACCCCTTTAAAGATGAATCGTGCTGGGGAAAAGCCAACCCCTCTTTAGGTTATACCTTTACTGACCGTTATTTACGGGAGCAAGTTACGCAAGCCCAAGGCATGCCAGCTAAAGAAAGCATTGTCCGTCGGCTTAATTTCTGCCAGTGGGTGGATGCCGATAATCCATGGATAAATGGTGATACATGGATGAATTGTGAGAAGGCGTTCACATTAGAGGATTTACAAGGCGAGGAATGTTATGGCGGCCTAGATTTATCAGGAACGCGAGATTTAACCGCGTTAGCGCTTTATTTTCCAAGAATTAAACATCTTTATGTTGAGTTCTGGACACCGAAAGACACCCTGTTAGATAGGGCTAAAACTGACCGCGTTCCCTATGATGCTTGGGCTAGAAAAGGCTTTATCCACACACCACCCGGTAATGCCGTTAAATATGAGTTTGTTGCTGAGCGAATTGCTGAAATCACAGCGCATGTAAATTTGCTCGCGATTGCATTTGACCAATACAGGATCAAATACTTAGAGCCTAAATTAGATGAGGCGGCAGTCACAGTACCCTTAGTTCCTCACGGGCAAGGTTATTATAAGGCGAAAGATTCTGGCTTGTGGATGCCTCACTCAATTGAATTATTTGAAGGGTTAATTGATGACCAGACCATTATTATTCATGCAAATCCCTGTTTACGCTGGAACGCAGCCTCGGCTGTGACGGAAGCAGACCAAAAAGAAAACCGTATATTTGCAAAAAGGAAGAGTACGGGGCGTATCGATGGCGTTGTAGCTTCCGCAATGGCAATCGGTGCATCAGAAGAGGAATACGAAGACGACGGGGATATTGAAGGTTTCTTTGATGATCCAATTATAGTGGGGATCTAAATGAGCAAAATGAAAAAGCCGGGGCGAATCAAATCGGCAATACTGAATTGGATGGGTGTTCCAATGAGCCTCACCGATGGTACCTTTTGGGCTGAATGGTCAGGCAAAAGTAGTAGTGGGAAAATCGTCACTGCGGATAATGCATTGCAGCTTTCTGCAGTCTGGTCTTGCGTCCGATTACTGAGTGAGTCAATTTCAACATTACCGCTAAAAATATACCAAACCAAGGAGGATGGTTCTCGTGTGCTAGCTAAAGATCATCCAGCATATCGGGTGCTTTGCCGCAAGCCAAATTCAGAAATGACCCCCTCGCGGTTTATGTTGATGGTTGTGGCCAGTTTATGTTTGCGGGGTAATGCTTTTGTAGAAAAGCTCTATATTGGTCCAAAGTTGGTGTCATTGAACCCGCTATTACCTCAAAACATGACTGTAAAGCGGTTGGAAAATGGAAAATTAGAGTATACCTACACAGCATCGAAAGGCGTAAAGCGGGTCATTGACTCAAAAAACATGATGCATATCAGAGGGTTTGGTATGGATGGTGTTTGCGGCATGATACCTATTCAAATTGGTAAAGATGTGTTCGGAACGGCGTTATCTACTGATGAAGCCGCAGGTAAAGTCTTTGAAAACGGATTACAGACAAGTGGCTTGCTAACCTCCAAAACTGCGTTGAAATCTGACCAACGCGAGCGGTTGCGGAAGCATTTGACGGCATTTTCCGGCTCTAAGAATGCTGGTAAGGTCATGATCCTAGAAGCGGACTTATCATTTCAAAATGTCACGATGAATCCCGAAACGGCTCAGTTGTTACAAAGTCGAGGGTTCAGTATTGAGGAAATTTGTCGCTGGTTTCGTGTGCCGCCCTTTATGGTAGGCCATGCGGATAAACAGAGTAGCTGGGCATCGAGTGTGGAGGGGATGAATATGCAATTCCTGACCAATACTTTGCGTCCCTTATTGGTCAATATTGAGCAAGAGATCAATCGTTGCTTGCTTGACAGTGATGACGATTATTACGCGGAGTTTTCTGTTGAGGGGCTATTACGCGCAGATAGTGCAGGTCGCTCAGCTTACTATACCACGGCATTGCAAAATGGCTGGATGAGTCGAAATGATGTACGACGGTTAGAAAATTTACCGCCTATTGACGGTGGTGATATTTATACCGTTCAACTTAACCTTACGCCGATTGACCAGCTCGGGAAAGATAGCGCGGGTAATGAAGCAGAAAAACTCAAGGCACAGTTAAGCAACTGGTTATTTCCTGAAGGCAATCCATCAGCTCAAGATAATAAACCTTCCCCTGAATATAACAAACCTCATTCCGAGGAGTAAATCGAATGAAAAAAAGTCATTTGCCAGTTGCGCTGGAGGATCGCCCCTGCGCATCGATTAGCTATGAACTTAAACCTAAAGCGCTGGATAAGTGGAATAGTGGTATTCGTGCAGCCAGTTTTGACAACACCATTTCGGTATTAGACGTGATTGGTGAAGATTATTGGGGCGAAGGCGTCACAGCTAAGCGTATTTCTGGTGCGCTCCGAGCCATTGGGAACAATGATGTTGTCGTCAATATCAATAGTCCGGGGGGGATATGTTTGAAGGGCTTGCGATTTATAACTTACTCCGTGCTCACTCAGGAAAAGTTACCGTAAACATCTTAGGTATTGCGGCTTCAGCGGCTTCCATTATTGCTATGGCGGGCGATGAAATACAAATGGGCCGTGGTGCCTTTTTGATGATCCATAACTGCTGGTCAATAGGGGTTGGTAACCGGCACGACTTTGCAAAATTAGCGGCAGACTTAGAGCCTTTTGATAAATCAATGGCCGATATCTATGTTGCCAGAAGTGGACAGCCTGAAAGTGTTGTTAGCAAAATGATGGATGATGAAACCTATATCGCATCAAGTGATGCAATAGCAAAAGGTTTTGCTGACAGGTTGCTTGCTGCTGATGAAATTAATGATGGTGATGAAAGCCCTCAAGCCGCTATACGTAAGCTCGATGCAGCCTTGGCTAAAGCGGAAATGCCGCGTTCTGAGCGACGAAAACTGATTAGTGCTTTAACGGGAAGTATGCCGGGCGCTACTTCCGATCCTAATGGTATGCCAAGCGCTACCAACGAAATAAACCCAAAAACCTTATCTGATTTGCAAGAGGCCGTAAGAGCCTTTGCAAAAACTAATTAATTATTGGAGACATTATGTCTGATACAAATGAATTATTGAAAACCTTGTCAGCAACAATCAAAGAAGCCAACGAAAAATTTACTGCTAAAGCGGAGGAGGCTCTAAAAGAAGCAAAAGCATCTGGTGATTTAAGTGCATCAACTAAAAACACCGTTGATAAAATGGCGTCCGAATTGCATGCTTTAAAGTCAGCGGAAACAACTTTAAAGGCCGCATTAGATGAACTGGAACAACATGTTGCTCAGATGCCGCTTAATAATGCTCTGAAAGTGGTTCAAAGTGTTGGTCAGCAATTTGTTTCAGCTGAAGTACTAAAAGATATCAACTCTAGTATTCAGGGAAATAAACGAATTTCTGTGCCTGTTAATGCTGCCTTAATTTCTACTGACGTTGCCGAAGGGGTTGTTCCTCCTCAGCGATTACCAGGAGTCGATATTGCACCAAAGCAACGTTTGTTTATCCGTGAGCTTATCGCTCCGGGCAAAACACAATCACCTGCAATTTTCTGGGTTCAGCAAACTGGATTTACTAACAATGCTGCTGTTGTGCCTGAAAATACAGCTAAACCCTACAGTGATATTAAATTCGAGCCAAAAATTACCGCAGTAACTACCATTGCACATTTGTTTAAAGCATCTAAGCAAATCTTAGATGACTTTTCACAGTTGCAGTCACTGGTTGACGCAGAAATGCGCTACGGGTTGAAGTTTGTGGAAGAGCAGGAAATCTTATTTGGTGATGGGTCTGGAGCGCACTTACACGGCATCATTCCGCAGGCATCTAAATTTAAAGCGGAGTTTGAGGTAGAAAAACAAAATGGCATTGATGATCTGCGACTTGCCATGTTGCAGGCTCAGTTAGCGCGATTCCCAGCCTCTGGTCATGTGTTGCACTTTGTTGATTGGGCGAAAATTGAGTTAATGAAAGATACCTTAGGCCGTTATATTTTAGCGAATCCAGCGGCACTAACGGGACCTACTCTGTGGGGATTACCTGTTGTTGCCACTGAAACTGCCGCTTTCAAAGGTAAGTTTTTAACTGGGGCATTCAATGCAGGGGCTCAGTTATTTGACCGTGAGGAAACTAACGTTGTCATTTCTACTGAGAATACTGATGACTTCGAGAAAAACATGATTTCCATTCGTTGCGAGGAACGATTGGCATTAGCGGTAAAACGACCTGAAGCCTTTATTTATGGTGATTTTACGGCACCAAAAACAGGTGAATAATCCATGAAAGCGGTCAATAGGCCGCTTTTTCTTTTTGGGGTGATCTATGAAACTAAAGATATTACGTGCAATTTATTTTGGTAATAAGGTAGTTGTAGAAGGTGAAGAAATAGAAACACTGGAGCAACATGGCCGTGAACTCGTTTTAAAAGGCTATGCAGTTGAAATTGAAGGTGAACAGAATCTTGTAGAGCCAGAGCCAGAGCCAGAGCCAGAGCCAGAGCCAGAGCCAGAGCCAGAGCCAGAGCCAGAGCCAGAGCCAAAAAAAGAAACTAAAGGCAAAAAGGAGAAATAATGCTTTCTCTTGAACTAGTTAAACAACATTGCAATATCGATGCTGATTTTACTGATGATGATAAGTTGCTAACGATTTATACAGGCTCTGCCTTGAAGTATGTCGAAAACTACACACGTCGGAAATTGTATGAGAGCGAATCATCAGACGGTTATCAGGACGATCCTGAGTCGTTGTTGTTAAGTGATGATGTCAAAAATGCCATGCTGTTATTGATTGGTCAATGGTATGAAAGCCGTGAGAATGTCATTAGTGGGCAGTCCTTTTCGACCCAACCCTTTGCTGTTACAGCATTGCTTCAACCTTATCGTATTTATGGGCTGTAAGGAGGCTTTATGCAAGCTGGGCGTTTACGTCACAAGGTGACTTTCCAGCGTAAGGAACTAGTTAAATTACCCTCGGGTGCTCGTGAAAATCAGTGGGTTGATATAGCTACAACACGCGCAGAAGTTAAACCCATCTCAGGTCGTGAGCTTCTTGCGTCAGGTGCCGAAATGTCAGAAATCACCGTTCGCGTTTGGATGCGTTATCGATCTGATATTAACTCAACCTGCCGGATGGTATTTAATGGGCTCAACTATGATATTCAGTCCGTTATTCCTGATGTGAAAAAGACTCGGCTTGAATTGCTGTGTAAACAGGGAGTTAAGGCTGATGGATGATTTTAATATTGATTTCAGCGGGTTCCTTGATGTGAGTAAAGAGCTTGAGGAACTCAGCAAAGCTGAGAGTACGAGGGTATTGCGACAAGCGACTTATGCGGGTGCTGCTGTTTTGCGTGATGAAGTGAGAGCAAAGGCGCCAAGGCGTACTGGAAAGCTAGCCCGAAATATTATGGCCAGCAGCCAGCGCAGTCGCAAAAATGGCGAAGTTTCGGCGGGTGTTTATGTTCGGGGTAGTAATAAAGAGGGGACTAATAGCGATAATTCAATGAAAGCCAAAGACCCAAGAAATGCTTATTACTGGCGATTTTTGGAAGAAGGCACTTCAAAGATGCCACCGGTACCTTTTATCCGTCCTGCATTCGATAGTAAAGCCGATGAAGCCGCTAGTGCAGCAATCGAAAAACTGAATCAGGCGATTGATGGAGTGCTCAATAAATGATTGATGCCGACTTGCTCAAACTCTTAGACCCTGTATTGCCTGATAAGGTGTTTCCGCTCGTTGTTCCGCAAGATGTGCCCGCTATCAGTCCGCCATGGTTAATATTTTCATTCTATGAAGTTGACGAGGATGTGTTCGCTGGACAGGCTGAAACAATGACTAATATTCAAATTGATATTTATGCGAAAAGCCCTGATAAAGCTAGCGAAATACGGGATAAAGCATTTATGGCCATAAAGGTATTAGCACCTACAAATGTCTCCCGAAAATCGGATTATGAATCTGACACGGCTTTGTATCGTAAAACGTTAGAATTCCAAGTCTGGAATTAAATTTCAACTCACACCATCAGCCACCTACGGGTGGTTTTTTTATGTCTATAGGAAACTGATATGACGAGTAAACATGAAAAAACGCAAGGTACCAAAATCAGCGTTTCTAAATTGGCGGCAACAGATATTGCTGCAGTCGAAACAGATTCGCTGTCGATTGATTGCACAACGAAGGAAATTAGCTACACGGGTGGTCAAAAACAAGACATTGATGTCACGACATTATGCTCCACTGAGCAAGAAATGATAAACGGGTTAGCAGCTCCTGCTGAAGTCACTATTAGTGGTAACTGGGCACCTGATGAAGGGCAAGAGGTGTTACGCCAAGCTTATGACGACGATACGGTTCATGCATTTAAAGTGGTTTTCCCTTCCAATAATGGTTATGCCTTTTTAGCCGAAGTGCGCCAAAACAGTTGGTCCGTTTCGACTAATGGTGTAGTCACTGCATCATTCACACTACGCCTTAAAGGTAAAACAATACCAGTTGTGAAAGGGGAGTCAGCCCCAGAAACGCAATCACAAACAACAGGGGGTGGTAAATAATGGCTAAAAAAGTCAATAAACTGCGTGATATCGCATTAAACCCAGCCCAGTCATTTCGCACAAAAAAGGTGACTGTAGCTGAATGGGGCGTTGATGTTGTGTTGCGTGAACCCTCGGTTTCTATTTGGCTGAAATGGCTTAAAGAACATCGTGATTTAGGGGATTCGGAAGGTGTCAGTACAGAAGAAACTGTTCAGCGAAATCTTGAAACAGATGTGGAGTTCTTGATCAACGTGTTACTTGAAGAGGATTTAAGTCCCGTTTTTACGCCAGAAGATAAACCCGAAGTACTGAAAATTTATGGTCCTGTGCATGCACGATTAGTGCATCAAGCATTTGAGCTTATTACCAGTACAAATGAAGCTGAAAAAAAGTCCGAGAACCTGCACTAAAATTCTTGCTCACCCTAGCATTGCGGCTAGGAAAAACCCTCTCTGAAATTGGCACCATGCCCGCCAGTGAATTACAACTCTGGTGGGCATTTGATTCGATAAATCCCATTGGTGATGCGCGTTTAGATGTACATGCCGCACAAGTCACTGCTGCAATATTTAATGCACAAGGCGTGAAAACAACCCTTAATGACACATTAATTCAATGGGATAGTGAGAGTGTGCAGGCAGAAGAGCAAGCGGGATCGGGGCTAGAAGATTTTTTTGCTTCCTTATCGTGATTGTGATCATTACCCAACGGTAGCTATGTATTATGTCAAAACTCCGCGAATTAATTATTAAAATCTCTGCCAACTCAACGAGCTATCAAGCTGAGATCGCTAAGGCTTCCCGAACGGGTAATGAGTATTACAAAACGATGAGCGCAAATAGCCGTCGTTTTGAGCGTGACCTCCGAACGCAGAAGCAAGCTCTTAATGATATCAACAAACAACTTGCGACAGTGACTAGCACAGCAAAAATGATGTCGGGTGCATTAGCGGGTTTCTTCTCTGTCTCAACCCTGATCACTGCGGTAGATGATTGGGGGCAAATGTCAGCTCGAATTAAAATGGCCTTGACTTCTGCTGAAGGTGATGTCAGTCGCTATGAAGAGCTTCAGCAGCGCTTTTTAACGGTGAGTAATCGCAATGGTAAAGCGATAGAAACTACCCAAGAATTGTATGTAGGTTCAGCCTCAGCAATGAAAGAGTTGGGCTACTCTACGGCTCACACATTAGATTATATTGAATCGTTATCATCCACATTCACTGCAAACGCAACGAGTGCACAGCAAACTGAATCGGCGTTCACGGCACTAAACCGTGCAATGGTAACAGGCGTTTTAAAAGGCAACGATTGGCATTCTGTATTAAATGCCATGCCTTCTGTTGTGGGTGATATTGCTAAAGAACTCTCTCGCATGCGTGGCGGTGTTAAAGTCACTGAAAATGATGTTAAGTTGATGGCCACCAAAGGTGGTATCTCAATGCAACTCTTTGCCAATGCAGTGATTAACGCCAAAGAGGCTAATAATGCACTAGCAGATTCTATGGACAATACCGTTGCAGATGGGTTCACTAAGGCAACGAATGCGGCGAAATCTTATTTTGGTGAGATAAACGCCAGCTGGGGTATTACTCGTTCAATGTCAGCAGGGTTGGCAACCCTAACCGAAAACTTTAGCAGTTTTGCGATAGCAGGTGCCGCGATTGGGGGGATTGGTTTATCTCGTTACATGGGTAACTTATCACTAAGTGCCTATGAAGCGGGTAAAAAAATGCTTGGTGCAGCTAAAGATAACTATGTTCTTAATAGCGCGCAAGCAAAAGGTCTTGAAATAAGCCTGTCTAAAATTAGAGCAGAAAAAGCCTTTGCTATTACCACTCAGGAATCGTTAGCAGCACAGCTACGTGCAGCTCAAACCGAAACCCAACGCAATGCCATTCGCCAGCAAATGGCAAAAAACTCTGCGACGATTATTGCCTTAAATAAAGCAGAGGAAGCTAGTACGAACCAATTGACCGAAGCTCAAAAACGACTGAATTTTGCAGCTAGGGCAGCCAGAGGGACTTTAGCGCTATTAGGTGGCCCAGTTGGTGCAGCAATGCTAGCAGGTGGAGCACTGTTTTATTTCTCACAAAAATCGGATGAAGCTAGAGAAAGTGCTTTGTCGCTAAAAGATTCTGTGGTGGAAACCATAGCTGAGCTACAAAAGTTATCAAAAGTAAAAGTTCAGTTATCTCTTGATGAGGATAGGGAAAACTTAGAAAAGTTAATTGAACAGCAAGCAATTGATGCGAGGCGGCTAGAGAACTACTCTGATGAGAAGCTGGCTAAGTTAGAACGGCGGAGTAAAGGGGTACTTTCTTTTGCTTATGAAAATCCCAATGATTATCGTAGGGAAAGAGATCAGATTTTATCTGATATTGAAGATGGAGAGAAAGGTCTACAGAAATTAAGGGAGAAAATTTCCAATAAAGAACAGGTCTTAAAGGGAAACATATTTAACTCACCATCTGAGACGGAACCAAAAGACTTACCGCCACCAAAACTAACAGGTAGTACTGACAAGGATAAAGGCAAAACTAAAGCGCTTAATGATTATCAGCAATTGCGCAAATCGATTGAGTCAGAGCATTTTTCAAGCCTTCAGAAAATTCAAGCGAGTGAAAAGGAAAATAATGACAAGTTAGCTAGTCTTCACAAGAAAGGCTACATCAGTCAAACCGAAATGCAGCGTTTGATTTTGCTTAATACAGAAAATCACCAGCAAAAACGCTTAGAACTTGCCGAAAAGTATGATCCTTATGCCACTATTGTTCGCAAAGAAAAGGAGGCTGCAAGGGAGTTAAATGAGCTTCGTCAGTCCAAGTTATTAAGCGAACAGCAGTATTATTCCGCTAGTTTGCAGTTACACAATGATTACACCAAGCAAAAGTTAACCGAGGAGGCCAATAAAAAGGCTTTACCCAGTTATGATCTTGCGGGTGAAATTGACCCTGTTGTTAAGCTGCAAAACCAACTCAATGAGCAGCAGGCATTGTATGAGGCTTATCGTAGCAATGACCTAATCAGTCAGGAGCGGTATCAGGAACTCATGATAGCAGCAACTAATCGCTCAAAAGAAGCGCAATTAGAAGCTGCAAAAGAGCTGTATGGTGCTCAGGGTAACTGGCAAAAAATGCAGATGAACTTACTCGAAACCGTTGAACAGCGCACCAGCAATGCGTTAACGGGTATTTTAACGGGTTCTAAATCATTTTCAGAAACACTCCAAGAGCTTTCCGCATCACTAGCACAATCCATTATTCAGGATTTAATTCGTATTGCTATGCAGGCGATGATCACCAATGCTTTAACTGGGTTATTTGGTGGGTTTGCTGGTGGCGGTGCATCGGGCGCGAGCTCGGCAGCTTCGGCCTCTGGTACTGGAGCGATGGGTATGTCAACGGGGTGGCAAAGTTATGTGCCAAACGCCAAAGGAGGGATGTATAACACTCCTGGTCTAAGTGCTTATAGCGGTCAGGTTATTGATGCACCGACATTTTTCCCATTCGCTAAAGGTGGAGTGCCTTCGCTGGGGTTAATGGGGGAAGCGGGGCCAGAGGCTATTATGCCGTTAACTCGTTCTAAAGATGGCTCACTAGGTGTTCGCGCTCAGCTTCCTAAAATTGATATGCCAGTTAATGAAAAGCCTGCTGGCGGTAATGTGTTTAATCAAGATTTTTATATATCTGGCAATGGAGATGCTGCACTGGAAGGTGCCTTAAGGGAGGCAGCACGACAAGGGGCGGAAGAGGGCGCGGCAAAGGCCAAGGCGGACATTATGCGAGATTTTCAAACTAACGGTAAGTTACGTAAAACGCTAGGGAAATAATCATGGATATTTTAACATGGCCTAAAGAATTGGAGCCGTCATCTCTTGATTGGCAGCTGATTAGCAACTCTAAGACATTTGTTTCCGTTTTTACTGGGAGCGCACAAACTGTGCGTTACCCAGGTAGCCGATGGCGTTGTGATTTAACCCTCAATAATTTAATAGATGAAAAAGCGCGCCTACTGGAAGTTATTCTGGCACAGCTGGACGGTGAGTCTGGGCGTATTAAATTGTTTGACTGGGCTCGAATGGGCGTTAATGGTGTCGGAGTTCCTATCGTTAATCAGCCAAATCAAATGGGACGAACCTTGTTAACTAAGGGTTGGAAACCAGATTCATTGGTACTAAAAGCGGCTGATAATATCACGATTAATCATGAACTTAAAAAAGTAACTTCTGATGTAATGAGTGATGCACAAGGAAATGCAACAATCTCATTTTCCCCAATGCTACGCTATTCCCCTGTAATGGGGGATAAAATTGAAGTGCAAAATCCTTATGGCATTTTTAAGTTAACTGACAACAATCAAGGGCGATTGCGTAGAACGCCAGGCGTATTTACATCTACTACGCTTTCTTTTGAGGAGGCACTTTATTGATGATCTATCATCCTTTTTCAAATGAAATGACCCAAGCCATTAATGATGGTTGTTATGTCGTCGCTGCAGCTAAACTTGATCTCAAATCTGGTGTAACACGCGTGCACACCGCGACGGGTAATTTAGTTATTGCTGGTGAGATGTATCAAGGTGTAGGTCAGTTTGGTGCGATAGAAACGGTTTCAGAAGAAAATACGACAGGCCCACAGCAGCTTATTTTATCGCTCAGTGGTTTTGATTCCTCATTACTCGGTGATGTGATGAATGAGCGGAGCCGAGGGCGGGATGTGCGATTAATGATGGTGGCTCTCAATGAAGATGGACAGCCTATTCTCGCTGAAGTGCTATTTGCAGGTCAAATTAGCAATATCGGTGTGAGCGTAGGTGATAAGTGCGAAGTTGCGGTCACAGTATCAAATCGCTTTGAACGTTGGTCTCAGGGGTTACCTGATAGGTTTACTGATGAATCATGGCAAAAGCGACATATAGGCGATCGCATATTCCGCTATGTTGCTCAGATGGCTGAAAGGGCAATTTACTGGGGAAGTAAAAAAGATGCCCCAACATTTATCTATAAGTGATCTGTGTCTCTGTTATTTAGTTTACATCTATTCTATTGTTCTTATTGGTTTGGTATGGTTATTACTTAAGTTAACATATTAAAACTAATTAATGGGATGGATAGCCGTGGCAGAGTCAAACACAAAATATATTGATAGTGATATGGCAAGTCACATAGAGCGAATTTACGATGACGTTGTTATGTATTGTTCGAATAGAAAGACATTTGATAGTGAATTGCTATGCAAAGTATTTGAATTGGACGAATACACCTGCAGTGAACTTATCACCACAATGGTCATTAATGGGGTAGTAGGTGATATTAGTGATGATGGAATATATAAAGTTAGTGATAAATATGTTCATAGTGATTTTTTGGCAATAAACAATGCAAGTAAATATACCAGAACGCAAATTAAATATAATAAAAAAGAATCAAATGGCGCAGGGAAATATTTCGCTTTGTTAGCGCTAATTGTTTTTCTTGTATCCGTTTATTTTCTTTTTAGATCACCAATCTCTCTATTATTACTTATACCGTTGTCATTAATGGTTACGGCTCTTTGCGATAAGGTCGGAGCCATAGCTTCATCTATCGGCGTTATTGTTATTTGTGTCTTTAGTCTGATATTTGTTAATTCATCTACACCTATATTTGGTGAAAAATATGAAGCAAGGATTAAGGCTGAAGATTATAAAGATAGAATAAGAAAGGAAGCTATAGAGGAAATGAATCAAATATCGTTTGGTGAAAAACGATTGAAAAATTCGCTTAAAGATCCATCCTCTGCAGATATAAGAAATAGTAAGCTTGGAAAGTCAGGGGTGGTATGCGGACAGGTAAATGCAAAAAATAGCTTTGGGGCATACACAGGCTATAAGAATTTTGTGCAAATAGGAACTACATCATTAATAGATGATGGAACAAAAGATTTTGCCAATGAATGGAATAATTTATGCAATTAAGATCTGGGCGATAACACCTATAACCTTTTTTAAATCAATTTAATACATAAACCTGCTTCGGCGGGTTTTTTTATGCGCGGAGATCAGCAATGCGACACTCAAACTGGACATCTCAACTACCTGAAACCCTACAACAAGCGATGCATAAGCCTTTTTCATGGGGTGAACATGACTGTTGTTTATTTGCTGCGGATTGCGCAATTGCTGTTTGCGGTATTGATATTGCTGAAAAAGTTCGTGGTCGCTATAAGACAAAATCAGGGGCTATGCGAGTTTTAAAGTCCGATTTTGGGGATCTGGAAACTGGTCTATCAGGCTTCTTTCAAGAAATAGCCCCAATTGATGCAATGCGCGGCGATATTGTTATGTTCAACGGAGATGACGGGAAAACCCTTGGTGTTCTGTGGGCGAATAAAATATGGGCTGTAACGGATGACGGCGCACGCCCTGTTAATTTTCAACCAGTTAAAGCGTGGAGGGTCGAATAAATGGGTAAGACAGTCACCAATATCGTTTCTGCTGGCTTAATGGTTGCGGGTGTTATTGCTACGGGGGGATTAGGTACCGCATTAATCGTTGCAGGGATAGCTGTTCAGGCTGCAGGTACGTTTATTTTTCAAGATAAAATACCTGCAATGCAGTACCGCGACCAATCTGAGCGAAAACAAATGTTACGTTCTGCGGTTGCACCAGAAACGATTATCGTGGGGAAAACTGTGTGTTCTGGGTTACTGTTTTTCGCCGAAGAAGAAAAGGGCGACCAAACAGAAAATGAACGATTATTCATGGCATTAGCCATTGCTGCTCATAAAGTTGACCGTATTGGCCAGATTTGGTTGAACGATGATTTAATCGGTACCTTTGGTGATAAAGCGGCTTATGAGTTTCACAATAGCCGAACGGACTGTGACCCTTACTTGTTGAAAAATGCGCCATCGTGGAAATCGGATATGATAGGCGATGGTTTGGCATGGCTACGTTTAACTCTGAAATACGATGCTGAAAAATTCCCATACGGCGTTCCTAACATCAAAGTCGAAGTGTGGGGGAAGCCTGTCTATGATCCGCGCACAAATAAAACGGCTTGGAGCAATAACGGGGCATTAATTATTCTTGATTTTTACCGTAGCTATTTGGGTGTACCCGATTCAGATATTGATTTTAATGCGTTCAAAGTTGCGGCTGATTTATGTAGCGAACCGGTAACAACGCCCGAAGGCAACACAGAGCCTCGCTATACGATTAATGGGGCCTATGAACTTTCTGAGTCTCCATCAGCAATTCTGGATCACATGCATAAATGCATTGCTGCTGAGCCGACTTATGTTGCGGGCAAGCACGGCATTTTGATGCAGGCTTATAATGGTCCAGCAGTATTACGCATTGAACCCAATCAAATCATCGATACCGTTAATATCACACCAGAACTGGCGCTACGTGACGCAACTAACGCCATTTACGGTACGTTTGTCGATGCAGAGCAGCAGTACATTAAAACCGATTTTGAGCCTGTTATTGTTGATGAATGGATTGAAGAAGATGGGTTAGAAATCAAAGAGAATATGGATTACCGCTTTGTCACTAGCCCATACCAAGCGGCACGTCTCTCTAATTTATATCTACGTAAAAAACGGGCAGGGCGTCGTGTTCAATTACGGATGAATATGGATGGTTACGCCTACAGACCAGGAGAGGTGATTTTATTAAACCTGCCTCAAATTGGTATTCAAAACCTTGAATTTCGTGTTGCTGAATGGAAGTTTCACCCGCAAGAGGGCGTTGATATTCTCCTCGAGGAGGACGGAGCTTATATTTATGAAGACATTATAGGTAAGCCTTTTGTTCGACCCCCATTCACGGTTTTACCCACTGGTGGGGTAGCGCCACCGCTTAACCTTGCTTTTGTGGCCACGAATATTGGTGAAGTCGTCCAAGGGTTTTTGAGCTGGCAATCAGCTGCTGCTGATGTTCGCTATAACACAGTAAACATCATTGAAAATGGCAAAGTTATTCAGTCCATTCAGGTGCCACAAGACAGAGTAGATTTATCAGGCCTTGTGCGTGGTTCTTATCGTGCGGAGGTTCGTTCTATTAATGCGGCTGGCGCAATGTCTGCCCCTGCCATTGTTGATTTTGATATCCAAGCTCCACCTAAACCAGTCAGCGTTGAAATGGTCGGTGGTATGTTCTCTCTGACCTGCATTCCGCACGGTGGCGAAACCGCACAGCATGGTTATACGTTTGAGTTTTGGTTTAGCGACAAAAAACTGGCCAGCACGAATGACACCGAAGTCACCACAAAAGCCAACCGCCAAGGGCAGGGGCAATTCTGGACTAAGGAGAATTTAAAAGCCGATACTAATTATTGGTTTTATGTTCGTACGGTTAACAGCTATGGCAAGTCACCGTTTGTTGAAGCCGTAGGAAAGGCTGACGGAACGCCAAAGGATATGATTGACGAATTGGGTAATAATTTCCTCAGCAATGAAGCTGGCCAGCGAATGCAGGAGCAAATCGACTTCAATAAAGATAACCTCACTGATTTAAAAATTGATAGTGACGACTTTAGGCAAAAAGTTATCAGTATTGATCGCGAATTAGAGGCGGTTAATGAAGCCGTGATGACGGTAACCCAGATGTCTACTGAAAATTACTATGAGCTCAAGGAGGAATCCGCTAAAGGTAAAGCGTCAATTAAGCAGTTAGAGCAAGTTCAAGCTGACTTCACTACCTCTCAGGCAAAGTACCAGCAAGAAGTTGCGGCTCAATTTGAACATACGGCTGCTGATGTTCTGAATGTTCAAAATGCGCTAGCAAAATCAAATGAAGCTTTCGCAGAGGATATTAGGCAAGTTCGTGCTGATTTAGGTGAGACTAACGATGAAGTCGGTACGATTAAAGGCCGTGTAACGGATATCGCTACCGCTACCACTGATTTGGAAAAGGCTCAAGCAAAACATGAAGCGTCTGTTGTTGCTGAGTTTGGCGAAATGAGAGGGTATCTAACACACCTAGGGCAAGTCACAACGGATGATAACAAAGCCTTAGTGGAGGCCATAGGACAAACCCAAGCGCAGTTTCTTTCGCTGCATAATGAAAGCTTAGTCTCGCGTGCCCGTATTATCCGTACGGAGACAGCCTTAGCCACTGAAACAGAAGCGCGAGCGGAAGATAAAGTACAAATTGATGCACGTCTCAATGACGCAGAAGGCGCGATTACCACGATTAAGGAGGTTCAGGCTCAACAGGGTGAAGCGATTGCAAAGTCTGAAGAACAGCTACGTGCTGAAATTAACCTCGGCGATGAGGCGCTACAAGGTCAGTTAACCGAGCAAGGTCGTGAGCTATCTGAAGTTAGCAGCGTTGTGACTGAGCACAAGAGTGCAATTGCTGATTTAGATAAAACCGTCACGCAGGTTAAGCAAACTCAGCAGAGCCAATACAACGAAACTAAAGCGAGCATCAATGAGCTATCAGAAACGACGACAAGCCTTGATGAAGCGATGACAACGGAGAAAGCTTTAACAGAATCCCGCTTCGAAGAAACCGAAGCCTCAATTTCGAGTCTGCAGCAAACGGTAGCCAATATTGAAGGGGCAACCGTTGAGGCAGTTGGTCAATTGCAAGTTCAGCATGATATTCAAGGCATAGAAGTGTTGAGTGTGAAGGCTTCCATTCGACGTGTGGAAACTGTTATAGCGACTGAAACGCATGCCTTGGCGCAAAAAGTGGAACAACTTGATGCTCAATATGGCGCTATGAATTCAAGTATCAACTCATTACAAAAAGTTGTCGCTGATAACCAGAAGTCACAAGCGGAAGTTAACGAACTCATTAAATCAGAAATAGGTGATAACAAAGCTGCAATTGAGTTGCGGGGGCAAACTGTTTTCGATCACGAAGGGAATGGCTCTGCGATTTACACAATTAAGACCGGTATTAATTGGAATGGCCAATACTATGACGCCAAGTTCATGATGGGAGCTAGCGTTAAAAACGGGAAAGTTGAGACGTTAATTGGTTTCAGTGCAGACACGTTTGCTATTTTTAATAATGTAAGCGGGAAAATGGAAACCCCATTTGCAATAAAAAATAATCAAGTGTTTTTAGGTCCAACGTATATCGAGGATGGCTCAATAACCAATGCCAAGATTGGCAATGTCATTCAAGCCAATGGTTACAAAGCAGGTAAGAGTGGCTGGAAAATTGATAAAGAAGGTGATGCTGAGTTCAATAATGCCGTTTTCAGGGGGCGTATTGAGGGGGCTGATGGTTATTTTAGTGGTACCGTTGATGCAAAAGAAATATTGGGGGACGTGTATTATTCAACAGCAACGAAAATTACAGGGACAGTTCATGATGCAACGCTGCATGTTGGAACACTAAACACAGGCTGGATAAAAGCAGTTGAAATCAACTCTGAAATTTTTAGCCGAGTATTTGATGCTGATTTGGCATGTAGCTTGAAAATGGACAGAGTAGAGGGGGGTTGGCAATACTCTGCATATATTCGGATTCAAGTCGGCGTTGATGATGGGAGTGGAGGGGTTGCGCTTGCATACAGTGAAACAGGAAAATATTTAGGAAATGGTGGGCTTAATTTAACTGTCAATGCAGGCCCTATTCAATTGCCTATCGCCCCACGAGGCGGCAAGAGTTATATCTATATTCGTGCAGTGTCCACAAAAAACGACCCAAACACAAACGCAACAGCAAGAGTTGTTTTAAGCTACTCAAATCTTAAGAGAGTGGAGGTTTTCAAAGTTGGTACATCGACTGTCAAAGCACTAACAATTTAAACCACAGAATAATCAATAAACCGCTTAATTGCGGTTTTTTTACGTCCAAATTTCGAGGAAATAACATGTACAGTACGGGCACAGTTACAACAACAGCAAACAGCACAAAATTAACTGGAGTGGGCACAAAATGGCTCAATAACATTAATCGTGTCTCTGCAGAGCAAGCGATACAAATTCAAATCGGCGCCACAGTTCACAACAACAGCATTCAATCGATTCAATCTGATACGGAATTAACGCTTAACTTCCCATTCCCTACAGCAGCCAAAGATGCGAAATACGTCATTCTCACCACCATGGTTCACTCTGTTTCAGATGCAATGAATAAGATAGTGTCCATGAATGGTTCAAATGTGCAGTTCAGCGACATACTGACGCGCTGGATGACAGAACAAGGCATTATCACGGTCACATTGCCCGACCAAACCACTCAGCAGCTACGCACCACAAAATAAATGGATAAGCAGCTCGATGGGAAGCTTGATAAAACGGGAGGCGAAGTTTCAGGTGATTTATCTGTTACGGGTACAAATTTTACTGTTGGGAAAGATGCAAGCGTGTTGCAACTCAAAGCAGGGGCATTAGTACCAAAACCGTTTATCAATTACAGAACTAATTCGACATGGTACCAGCACTACTTTCAAGATAAAACAGGAACACTAATGCATGTGCGAGACTTTGGCATTGGTGCTATTGCGAGTGTCGCAGCAACTGCGCCAACCGTAGGTGATATGAATAGCTTAGAAACGAGTGGATTTTACGGTGCTTCAGGGGCGGGTTCATTGAATACATTCAATCAAACATCACCCTGCATTTCAGCGGCCAGAAATGGCGGGGGCTCAGGAACGGGCATGGTTTTGCAAATTCAAGCAAAGGCTAACGGCAGCATAGGGACTAGATTTAGAAGTGAAAACGTGTGGTCTGCATGGATTGAAAACTATAATGTGACAAATACCACTAAAGACACTAACGGCAACTTAAAAGCTGCATCCCCGGTGGTAAAACTCTTCGCTGATAACATTGAGCTTAACGACGAATCTGAAGGCGTTGAAATGGAGCACCTTGGTGTTGGCCATTACCTCATTAAAGGTGTTGTGGGTTTTAATGCAGATGGTGCATGGGGTATCAATAACGGCTTTGTCATTCCTCAAGACCATAACGGTAAAAACATGGTTCTCATTGATTACGAGGTGAGACCTGATGGTGATATTGAAGTTTTTGTTTTCCACCAACAGAACGCAGATATGCCAGAGCGTTTCCAGAACAGGCGCATTAAGCACTTTGATGAAGAAGGCGTGCCTGTTTACTTCGAAAACTACGAGCCTTGCGACGTACCTGAATCGCGCTGGATAGACATGCGTGTCGAAATGCCACCTAACTCACTATACAATCAGAAGCAAGCTGAAGCACAGAGACTCGCTAAGCTAGAAGCAGAGCGATTAGCGCAAGAAGAAGCTAAACGTGCAGCAGAGGAAGCGGAAAGGGCAGAGCAGGAAGCGGCGGAACAGGTAGAGCAACAATAAAAACTAATGCGCCAGCTCGAGTGGTTGGCGCATTTTTAGAACGTTAGTCAAACAAAGAAGATAGCTTTTCGTGCCAAGCGTCGAGAATTTCGCGTTTTTCCCTTAAGTAATCATATCTATCATAGTGTTTTTTAGACACTCCTGGTCTTTTATGGTTTTGTACCATATCCCTCATTTCTGAGCTTATCCCCATTTCCCCAGCCAATGTTTTAAATGTCCGTCTTATATCCCTTGGTGTAAATTTTTCAAACTCATTACGCTTGCAAAACTTATTTAATTGTTTTGCGTACTCCGATGTTAATAAATGGCCTTCTTGAGTATCAGCAGGGAATAGAAAACTGGATGTTGGGTATAACAATTCCTGAATATTTAAAATATCGATAGCAGGTTTTGTTAACGGTATTACGTGATAGTCCTCTGTTTTTGAAATATGCGGAGGTACAGTCAATGTATTATTCTTTTTATCCCAATTATCCCGAGTGTTAGCTATTATTTCCCACGGCCTTTGTCCAGCAGCGTAAACACAGAATAAAAATAACCTAGCATAGTCGGGATTAATAGGACATTCATTGCTAGGCTTATTAAATAACTCCAGCAAGTGTTTTAATTCATCCCATGACAAGAATCTATCTAATGCTTTGTCGGCACCTTTTTGTCTAGGGACAACTGCAACAGGGTTTCTATCTAAACCGTAAATAACTCGTTCGTTAATTTTTGCTGGGTCATTGTCAGCAAATAGGCCGAAATTAAACACTGCATGTAAATTAGCCCTAACCTTGTTTGAACCAGCCAATGCACCGCGATTAATAAACTCAGATAGTATTCTTTTAATATGATCGGGAGTAACATCTTTAGCAGCCATGGATGGATTTATATGCTTGCTTTCTAAAACCTGATTTAGCCTATTTTGCGTTTTATCGTACGAACGCTTACCTTGTCGCTTCTGATCTTCAATGTAGTCGTCAAAGAGTTGCTTTACAGTTGCATGCTCATATTTAATTTTTTCAGGTGATGATGCTTCTGCAGCGGCAGCTACAGATTTTACAGCGGCATCAGCTAATGATAAATTTGGGTAGTCACCAAGTGAAATAAATTTCTCTTTTCCATCTTTGAAGTAACGGTAAACGAAAACCTTTCTTCCTGATGGATATGTTTTTACACCAAGTCTGCCTGTACCCCTAGTCGCTGATGCTTGCCAAGTATAGTACGCAGATTTCTTAGGCTTCAATCCTCGTATTTTACTGTCTGTTAGTAATACGCTTGCCATTTAGTAATTCCGTTGCAGGTTGGTTACGGGTCAAGTAACGGGTCAAGTAATGACGAAATGATATGAAACTAGGTGAAATCATGCAAGCTATATAAAGCCTTAAAAATCAATTGGATGAAATATTATGAAATCATATAAAACTCAATGAAATCAAGCTGTAACGCCCTTCTAAGCCGTAGGTCACAGGTTCGAATCCTGTAGGGCGTACCATTAATTTTCAATCACTTACCATCATTTAAAATTCTCCACTTTTGCTAACTGGGACGTATTTGGGACGCAAGTACCGAAAATAGTGTCTATTTGCTTCGCATGTTCAGTTAAATGATTAGGTGCTAAGTGTGCATATCTTCTCACCATATCAACTGATTCCCATCCGCCCATTTCCTGTAAAACTGAAAGTGGGACGCCAGACTGAATTAACCAACTCGCCCATGTATGCCGCAAGTCATGAAAGCGGAAGTTTTCTATTCCTGCTCTTTTCAGTGCGGCTCTCCATGCTGTGTTAGAATCAACTCGCATTTTTCTGACGCTTGGCGTTAATGTTCCGTCTGGTCTCTTTTTGGATTCAGTGTGAACAAATACCCATTTGTGATGGTTTCCTATTTGTTCCTTAAGAACCTGACAAGATGTATCATTCAATGCAACACCGATAGCCTGACCTGATTTGCTTTCCTCTGGATTTATCCAAGCGACTTTTCTTTGCATATCAATCTGATTCCACTCTAAATTGATTATGTTGGAACGTCGCAGTCCAGTAGCCAATGCAAATATAACTACGGATTTCAGTGGTTCAGGGCATTCACGGATCAGCCTTTGCGCTTCGTGATGTTCTAACCACCGAACCCGCTTTTCTCTCACTGTTGGCACTTTAATAACTGGTGACTTTTCCAGCCATTTCCATTCTCTCTCAGCAGTTCTTAGCAATGACTTCATAATTGCCAAATGCTTTGCTTTGGTGGCTGTGGTTACTTGGGCTTCTGAATAAGCAGGGATTTCCTTTCCCTTACGCTTAGCTGCTTCAGCTTGCTTTTCCCATCGTTCTCTAACCTTCCTGTTTCTCATCTTGCTTACAGCTGCATAAATTTTTGCTTCTGTAATATCTTTCAGCTTCACACCTTCGAAGTGATCTAACCAAAAGGAAAGCCGACCTTTATCATCATCCAGTGATTTTTTATCGGCTTTCTCCTCTATCCAACGAATAATCGCCTCCTCAAATGTGACATCAGGGAAGTCACCGAGCTTTTCTATGCGCCACAATTCAGACTTTCGTTTGTCGTGTAGCTCCTGTGCTTGCTTCTTGTTCGTTGTGCCAAGAGACTCCTTGATACGCTTGCCGCTTGGCGTCGTGTAGTCCCCGTACCAGATTTTTCCTCTTTGGAATATTGACATGGTTTCCTTTCTCCTGTCTCACCAGTGTTCACTGGTATAGTGTGAATTGATTTATTGGCCGCTGCAATACATGCCGACCTAGTGAATAAGTAAGGGGAGTTTTTCTTTAGCGGGTTTTTCTTTGTGAATGCGATCATTCCTTGCTTGCACCACTGTGATAGCGTGTTTTCAGTTATACCAATTATTTCTGCTGCTTCTTTTCTAGATATGGTTATTCCAGTCACCATTAATCTCCTTATCTATCGTCATAACATAGTGATTGAGCCACATATTGGGTGTGTACTTTAGTTTCTTATCGGATGGTAAATACTTAGTGAATTCGGGAAGGTGCTTGAGTAGGGTTTTGGTTGATATTTCGTTTGTTATTTTTTTATATTTCTTTAGTTCCGTGTGGCATTTCCTTGCCACTGCTCGCAATCCGTTTTCATGCTCCTGCGGTGTCATAGACCACCTATGCTATTTTCAATACATTATTAAATTGAATATTGCTTTCTACCTGATCCCCGAACACATCCCAATCACCAAATTTTTCACGAGCGAATAATTCGATGCGTGGCACGTCTCCATATAGTTCCTCTAGCCTGTGATGTACTTCTTTCGGCTTTTCACTATGATCACCAAGGCATGAATAAATTACTTGTCGAACACTGGCCGATTGACGCGGTAGGCCATTACCACGAACAGCTATTAGGCATATTTCCGCATTTGCACGAGTGTAATTACCGCCATTGATTTTCGTTTCGTTATTTAAAATATCCATATAATCGTAGGCATCGAATAACTCACCGTTTTGTATTTGCTTTGTTATTCTTTCCATAGCCAATTTATTTAATTTCACCCAAACGAAGCCGAGCATAGTTTTAACTTTAAATCCCCACGCTTCGGATAGCTTAATTGCTTCAAGTGCAAAATTACCTGTGTACCACATGCACAGAACGGAGTTTTCAGAAGCTATAGTTTCTATTGGCAATCGAGAGAGGGAATATAAATCGGTGGTGTTGTAATGATTGGTTGCTGCGCCATTTGATGCTTTATTATTATATTGCCAAGGTGGGTCAGCTAATATTAGGTCATACTTTTTCATTCTCCACTCCGCTATCACTTATATTAAAAGGCAATCCATCGGCTTCCATTGGCTCTATGTGAGTAAACGTACATGGGATGATTCCACCGCCAAACTCTTGGGCGAACATCAATGCTTGCTTTGCCTGAAGGGATACATATTGTTTTGGCAATGCTATTTGATACGTAACGCCATCAATTAATACTGGCGTCGTCATTGCTTGAACTTGTTTCATTAATTAACTCCCAATATTTACAAGTATTTTTCTTAATAATCCCACCCGCCTCCAAGTGACCAATCACACAACTAACCTGACTCCTTGAATAATCAGGACTGCATAAGTGATATAGTTCGTCCGTGGTAAGCTGATTACATTGAAGAGCTTCCATTATTCTCTCTCTTAATTTATTCACTCCCTCATCACCTCACCACATTTAATTTCAACATCCCGCACCTGCATTAATTGACTGGCACGGCTCTCGCATTCTTGCTGTGTGTATATTTGCTCTGTAACAGGCACAGCAGAACCCTGCATTACAAGCAGTAATACATATCCGATTATTTACATGGTTATTTACTTTTGAATTAAATCAGCACGAATATATAACGTGTCAGTTGTATGAATTCTATCTACACACCAAGTCACATCATCACTACGTAAATTAACTGGAAATTCAGGTTTATTTATTACCTCTGGTTCGGGGTCAACTTGTAGCCATATTAATTCTGGCGCAGTAGGGCAATTAATGCTTTCTGGTAAGTTATTAATTAAACTCTCGCGTGATGCTTTCCAGCACTGATACGTTTTATTTTTAATGAATTCTAAATCTCGTTTAGAACACCACCCTGCTGAAATGCCATTCTCATTAAACCACTCTTCAAATTGCTGCCTTGATTTATCCATCACTCCACCTTTCTATATCCAGCTTTATATAAGCGCTCTGCATACGCATAAGCATTCGCCATACCCATATCAATTAAACCTTTATCGTCAGCGGAAATAACAGCTGCTATGCGTTCTATTTCTTTTTTCGATAATCTTTCGCGTTCTTTATCTACTATTACCTTTGCTAAATCCGAGCAGTCAAAGCAAATATTTGCCGCTTGGCCTTGGATTAAATTATCTTTTCCGACATTCCCACCGCAAAGGTTGCAAACATTCTTAGGGTCTGACTCTGGCACAACAAATTTCATAATTTGTCCTTGGTACATAAAATCATTCATATTCATTCCTATTATTGCATCTATTTAATCGATATGATTAAAATAATTCATCATTGTTTTTAATTTATGACCTATAGTTAATTTGAACTTTCTAATTATTTTTGTAGTCCTCGCCGATTCTCCCTGTGTCGGCATTTTTTTATCTACTTCCTTGCTAAATTCCATGGCTTAACTATTCTTAAATTGCTTACACAGATAAATTATAAGTTTCATTCCTGCACGTCCCCTTGCCGTCAGCTCCGTGGCGGCTTTTTTATTCATTGCATCCCTGCGAGTTAATGGCGATTCTTTAATCCGTAGTAATAGCCTCGCCTTAACCATCTCTCTATTTTCTTTACCACCCCGTGTTTAGCTCTAATTTCGTCAGGAATGCATGATGTATACTCTATTAAATTCAATTGCTTTCTTTTCGTGCCACAATTAATTCCAGCTTTAATGTATTCACTGCGATATTTTTTTAGCCATTCGTCTGAATTGCAGTTGGGACAAGGCCTGCTTTCATCTGAATAATCGTAATAGTCACTATGATTGTCGATATATAAGCGACCTCCGACGCATTTACCTGTCCTATGGCTTCCATAGTTGCACGAGTGTTGAGTTTTGTTTTTCATATCTATCTCCTGTTTGCATCCTTGCAAATATATCCTTTGGTTAAATCACATAGGGAAGGGTTGAAGGGTAGTGTGGATTACAAAAATTGGAAGAATGGCAATAATTCACTTTCTTCTATTTTGTAATCAGCCCATTTACTAGCTAGTGTTTCTGGAATCGATATTGTTGATACAGTGGTAACAATTTCATTCGGCATGAGAAAAACATGCTCAGTTTCATTGTCATCATTAAGAGCGTACAAGACAAAAAAGTCAGCGGTGTCTTTTTGTTTATTGATGCAATAACCCCACCTTGGGGCTGAATTACGAATTCCTTTTCCTTGCTGGTAACGTCTAATTCGTGAAGTTTTAACGTCTACCGTTATGTTTCCAATGGTGAAATCAATATCTGCTTGATACTTCAAGTCATTATTATCTATAGCTATTGGAACTGCATTCTTAAACTTTTGCTCACCAATAACTGCTATTCTATCCGTAACTGACCCATATCTAGCTTTATCTCCAGTCACTGGATAATCCGCCTTCCTTAGCGTGCTATATACCGATTGCCACGGTATACCTAGCTCCATGCCAACTAACTTAAGGTTTTTATGTCGAGAGTAACTTTCTATACATAATTGCGTATTATCCATGCTTGATTCCTTCTAAAACGGGATCAGATCATCATCAAAATCTAATGGTGGCTCAGGTTGTTGAGTTTGCGGTTGTTGGTGTGGGCGCTGAACCCCCTGAGTTGATGGTTTCGGATTCTGACTTTCAGTCTGATTACCGCTGCCTAACATTTGCATTTTTCCATCAATGCCAACGATGACTTCAGTAATGTACTTATCTTGCCCGTCATTACCTTGATACTTACGAGTGCGCATTTTCCCCTCTATGTATACCTGACTTCCTTTTTTCAGGTATTGACCTGCCACCTCGGCTAACTTTCCTTGTATGACAATGTTGTGCCAGTCAGTGCGCTCTCGTTTCTCACCTGTGTTTTTGTCTTTCCACGTTTCGCTTGTGGCGACCGAGAAATTAGCAAATGCTGTTCCGTTCGGTGAATACCTCACGTTCGGGTCATCGCCTAAATTTCCTAGAATGATGGATTTATTGACGCCTCTCTCAGCCATTTACGCTGCCTCTTGTTTAGTTAGCTCTTCTTTTCTTAGCTCATATATCTTCTGAGCTTCCGCTTGTTCTGATGTATCCCTAAGCGCATTGTATGCCTCACGAAACGCATTCTTAAGCTCATCCATATCTTGTGCTTCCATTGCAATATCAGTGAAGTGTGATAAATCCACCTCGGCTTTCGTGCGCCCATCATTAAGCCAATCCATTAGCTTTTTGCCCGTTAATTCATTTAACTGGGTGACTTCGGCATTGCTGAACAATCCTGTTCTATCCTTGCTTGCCATTGCTGTGTGAGTTTCGTGATTAAGGTCGAGCACGGTAGTAAATTCATACTCAACACCGTCACGTTGCTCTGATTTCATGCCTAGTTTATCCACGCCTTTCTTGCCATTACCTTTATCAACCTGAGCAGTTTCCGTTTTGCTTCTCATGGTTGCGATAATATGCAGGTCAGACCGTAGAATTGAATCTAGAAATGCGTTGTGACGAGGTGTTATTTCGCTCCATGCTGACCACGTATTACCGCGATACTTAGCTTTTGCTAAACCATCTAGCAATTCAAGACAGCCGCCTGAACCGCTCCATTCATGGGTGATACTGTCGATTATTAAATTGTCGTAACCAGCTTCCTGCGCAGCTACGATAGCTTCAATAAATCGCTCGGGGGTGAATGGAGGGTCTAGCTCAAGTACGTCGAAATTAAATCGATCGGAGTAGAGTGATGCGCTTCCTTTCTCCGTGTCTATCACGGCTGTTTTACCGCCAAGTCCTTTGGCTATTTCTAGTGCTCCGTATGTTTTTCCTGAGCCACTAGGGCCAGTTAATGCAAGTCGTAGCTTTGCTTTTTTTCGCAATGCTTTTGCAAATTTCATAATTACCTCCGAAAATTAGTCACCTACAACCCTGCCGCCTAATGGAATCTCTGTGGCGCCACGATAAGGGTCAAAAGTGCCTCTGGATAAATGCCTTGCGTATCGCTCCAAGTCAGCCTGTCTTCGTTGCGCTTGAATGTGTTCAGGTAGAGGAGGGTAGAAAACTAGCATTTCTAAGTTTTGACTTTTAACTAGTGCGGCGAGAGCTAATTCTAGTGTTGAAATCCTTTCAACTGGTTGAATTTCATTGCCCGTTAGGTCACGCACTCTTCGCCTTTCGATATCTTCATCAATCATTGATAAAGCATATTTCAGGGCAGCATCCTTGCCTTTATGACTAGGAAATGCAGGTATTAAATACTTACCCATATTCACCTCTCATCCACCTACTAGGAGTTGACTGAGGCTGAATGCCGAGGCTTTCCATGCGATAGTATTCAGCCTCTTCCTCGCGCTCCCTGCGTCGCTTTTCGGAATCCTGCCGTTGCTTGAGTTCATACTCTGAAATTCTCATGCTGCGTCCTTAATGAATAATATCCAGTGAGTTTTGTCGTTCTTGCCAACTCGCTGAACTATCGTTGGCTTATAGTCAGTAAGGGCTAACACTTGCTTTGTAGGAATTTGAGTTTCGTTCCATTTGAAAGCCAATGTTCCGTTTGTCCGCAGTACTCGAAATGCTTCATTAAACCCCTTGGCTAAATCCTCTTTCCAAGATTCTTTATTTAATCGACCGTACTTTTTAAACATCCAACCGTTATGGCCAACACGAATTAAGTGAGGTGGGTCGAATACAACTTGATGGAATGAGTTATCAGGGAAGGGTAGGTTTTTAAAATCAGCGATAATATCTGGTGTTATGTTTAACTTCCTGCCATCACATAGAATGTGTTTTTCTACCCTTATATCGCTGTAAATTGCTCTGTTGTCTTGCCTATCAAACCAAAACATGCGACTACCGCAGCACATATCCAGAATAGGACGCATGACTATCTCCTTACGTGAATGCTTTTGCTCCACGGTTATTAATTTCATGCTGAATGAGATTTGTACGCTCCATCGATGCTTTCATTTTCCATTGGAAAACCAAGTCGTCGATTTGCTCATTTGTCATTTCAGACTCGCGAAGTAGGGTGAATATCTGCTGTTTTGCGTGTTTCTGCTTTGCGTTCATGCTGTACTCCGTATGCTGTTTTTAATGTTTCGTTTGCTTCGCTCCATCCGTTCTCATCCTTGAGATACCGAGCAATTCCAGCTTGCTGTTGAGCTAAACAAAGTTTGTATTTATCAATATTCATGCTTACCTCTGGATGTGCGAAACTCTCACCTATCGATTGATAGCGATTGTTGTTTAGGTTCTGGTGTTGGTGCGGTGGGTGTTAGTAATTCATTGTCATGTGGGGGATTTGGTTGCTTGCAACTAGCTTAATAAATTCAGTCGCTAGTTTTTCATCAAATCCGTTACTGACTAAGGCTCGTAATGTTTCTTGGTTATACTTGCGGCGATGCTCTTTATCTTCCTGACGTTTTGCATCTTCCTGACGCTTGCGCTCTTCTTCAGCTAATCGCGCTTGTTCAGCTTCATGAGATTTCTTGCGCTCAGCTTCGATAGCGGCTTGTTTCTCGCGCTCAGCTCTCTCCTGAGCTTCTTTAGCGTCACGTTCAGCCTTTTCCTTGGCCTCCTTCGCTGCCTGCTCGGCACGTTGAATAGCCTCCTGCTTTTCTCGCTCTGCGCGCTCAGCGGCTTCTTTTGCTTCCCGCTCTCGCTGTGCTGCTGCTTCGATTTCTTGCTGCGCTTTACGTTCGGCTTCGAGTCGTGCCTGTTCCGCAGCTTGTCGCTTCATTTCTTCTTCACGAGCGATTCGCTGGCGTTCTTCTTCGGCTTTGCGTAAATCAAACAATTCGTTCATTTGCAAAGCTTCTTCGTGGTCAATCTCGATTTGCTTTTTAAGTACCTCAGCTTCTTCACGAGCCTTTTCTTGTTCTTCCCACTCGGTTAGTGGCTTGCGAATCCCATCACTCAATGAGTCAAGTTCATCACGGAATAATTTACGTGCAGCATCTACTTTCTTAGGTAACTCTTTCAGGTCATCAACAACCAACTTGCCAGCCTTATCAATGGCTGTTTTTGTTTGAGTAACTTTGTATGCCAGTGACGCGAATGCCTTGCGGTTTTTAGCTACAGATAAATCACCGTCGAGTTCTTTTCGCTCTTCCTCAGCCAGCGTTTTAATGTGAGCTAGCATCTGACTTACTTTTTCTGGTGCCGTGAATAAATCCAGCGCCGTTGCTTGTTCGATTACGACTAATTCATTTGCCATTTCCTATGTTCCTTGTGTGCGTATTCCTCACTATTAATAGCGATATGAATGATTAAGTGGTGGGTTACTGCTGACCGAGGGCTTTTGTGATTGCTGCTTTGGCTTTGTTGAGTGATGAATCTTTATTAATCATGATTTCTGGTGAATCGCAGTCACCCCCAAGTTCGATAATTCTTTCGTAGCCAATTCTAAGCGAGTATTCGTGAGTCTGAATTAACTCCTGCAAAGTATCAAATAACTCTGGTGCTGCTGCGATTAGATGGGCGTTGGCTAATGCTTTTTCATCGCCAACTCTTACTGAGTCAAGTAAATCCATGTATTCATAACCATCTGTCGACATAGAGCGAATATCAAAATACTTGGCATCACACTTTCCATTAATGTCGTACTCCTCAATAAACCAAGGTGCAGGCGTGCCTTTAAATTCCATATCACCCCCTAGCTTTTAACATTGCATCTGCAACAAGATACGCATCCCGCGATACCCATTCAGCTGATTTGTAATTAACGTTATCAAGCTGTGCAGGATTGGCTAAAATTCCTTGCATAGCCTTAGCAGCGAAATAGTCACGCAATGTCATACCGAACTTAGCATATTGTGTTTCTCTGTTGTATGCGACTGGAAAAGCCGCTCCACCTGTTTTATCTGTCATACTCCCTCCGTTATTAACTAAACACGATGCTACTTGCTGTTACACTTCATGCCACAGAAAGGGCAGAATGAGAACGTAACGGGAAAATCCTGCTTTGTCAGGCGGGCTTTCGGTGTGCCGTCCTTTTTAACTTCTTGATAACTGGCGTTGTACTCAATGAAATAATTAACTGACATAACGCCGCCAGACATAAACAAGCCTGATTGTTTCCAGCCAGTAGACCGTAGGCTTGCGCCTTCTGGTAGTTTTGCTTTGATGCGACTTTCCATGTCATCGCCTAATTTCGTAAAGCAGTCACACATATCTCTATCTCCTATCTATTAATCAACTCACCACAGCCAACAGAATGAGCCTGATGCACAATTTAATTTGCCCGCGGTGGAACTCGCCATGTCTACATAGGGTGGAAGCTATCTGCCTTTGTTGCTAGCCTTCCAGATACGCATAGTCGTGCTTCGTGCGCGGTTCCCTATATTTCCTTTGTCAACTATCCACTTTATTCGCCGTCCCGGCTTAACTTGGGCTAAAACTAAATAATGCTAAAGATGTTATGCTTGTAATTTAAATCAGCCGTTATACTCAGGCATGGCCCACATAATTCTAATTTCTCTATCCCACTCAACTTGCAAACGAATTTTTTCGTCTTGTAATTCCAAGCTATCCAGCAATCTTATTTTTGGATTTTCAAGCTTGTGATTGACGCGAGATAGCAGGTTTTGGATGTTTATAACTCGCTCACGTTGCTCTTCGTATTTCATATTCATCCCCTTGCCGTAACACTTCCATCACTCATAATCGGCTTGCGTAGCCGAGGTTGCTTTCGTGTGTCGCATTTCTGCGAACGTTTCTAATCTTTGCTAACTGCGCGTCAGTAGCATCTTTGTGATACTTGCTGATGTGCATAACTGGTAATCGTGGGTCAAATGTCCTTAGACACAACGGACAGGTAACTTTCGTTTTCATGCGCTGCTCCTATCAAATGACTTATGCAAATACTGTTATTTCATAAGTAATCTGTAGTGCATCTCATTGCCGCTCTTCCAACTTCGCATACTGCCCTGAGCCCGCCGAGTGCCCGACGCATGGTTTAAAGTCGCGCCGTTCGACTATCTTTTATCTCTGGTTGCCCTTCGATGTGATTAAATATACCTGCAGGTAATTTAATTGTAAATACCCAAAGGTAAACTTTGTATACGGAATTAGTTTACCTTTATGATTTTTCAGGTAATTTATTTTTAATTATTTTTGTTTAGGCGTAAAAAAAGCCCTGAAAAGGGCTTAATTATGAGAGATAGGTAAACTATCCGTGGAATTTGTACTTGATGGATTGGCTAACGAGTACTTTGGCCTGAATAAAAACCCCGTCAATTTCAGCTTCGCTCAGGTGCCATGTCTCGTATCTTGGGTTATCTGAGATGATAGCAAGCTTCTTATACTGCATTTGAAGGCGCTTAATGTAGAGTTGGTTATCTAAAACAAAAACGTAAATACCGTCACCGTCGAAATGATTAACGGTCATATCAACAAATATCTGATCTCTAGGCTCGAAAGTCTCAGACATAGAGTCGCCTTTTACAGTGATCATCTTTATCGTACTTGCGGGTCTACCTCCGAATAGGCGCTTAGCCTCCTCATCGGAATACTCAATAGCGGTGATGGTTTCTATAAACTCATCAAGAACCATCACGCCAGTTCCTGCGCTAGCTTCTACATCAAGAACTTCCACTTTATATGATCTGGATGGTTGCGGGATTTCTGATTCAATAATGCCGTCCATCCACCCAGCAGGCAATCCTAAAGCATCCTGAATAGCTAAAACCATCTTATCGCCTATTCGCTTATATCCAGATTTACTAGGCGGGTAGAGCATTCTGGATACATAGGATTTGTCTTTACCAATGGCGCGTGCAAATTCCTCTTGCGTCTCATAACGAGCAACAAGCTCAGCCAGTTTTTGGCGTCTTTTTTCAAATAATTCAGTTTCTGCGTTCATAAGTAAATCATCTATCAAAAATACCTGCTGGTAAATTGCCTGTGGGTATTGATATTTAATTTACCTACAGGTATATTTATTTCATGTTTAGGTAAACAAGGACAATAAATGGAACAATTACGGATATTCCTAAATTCCCTTTCTGTTTCTGAGCAAGAGAAGTTCGCTAAAAAATGCGGAACTTCAATTGGCTACCTCAGAAAAGCTTTAACAAAGGGCTCAAAACTAGGAGCCGCTTTATGTGTGGCAATTGAAGTTAACAGTAATTCAAAAGTAACCAGAAAAGACCTCTACCCAGATGACTGGGAAAAGAACTGGCCTGAACTGGCGGCGTAATAAAGATTAAAAACAAAGCGTTAACTGAACGGCACAGTATATTGTCGGCCTCGAGGATCTGCCAAGTTGGATGGCTAAAAGTCGAATGAGAGCGAAAGAGACACTAGCTCGACAATATTTATCAACACACTCACAGGATCGTGAGCAACGGACTAACTACGTCAAAAGGAATTTAACAAATGGACTACGCAATTTCACGCAACGTGCGAGCTATTGAGGCTCGTATTCGCAAAGGGATCATCTTAACTACACCGAAGCAAGTTGCTAAGGCTGTCGGTGTACACGAATCCCAAATCACTAGATGGCAAGCAGAGAACGGCTTTGTTGAGAAGGCAGCAAGACTGCTGGACGCAATAGGGTTCGATGCGCCAATTCAAGATGTGATTATTCAGGGTGATGAGGCTAGGGCATTAATTCAGATGCTAGAGCATGTCAGATACCCAAAAAGAAAAACCTCAAAGGCGGCAACCGATGAGGCTCAGATGGAGCTAATTTAATTTTCGTAAGCAGGAGTAATTATACATGAGAAACAAATTTAATTACAGCGCTGTGCATAAAAACGTCATGCGTGATCGGGCTAATCGCTCGGTCACTGAGCAGGGAATGAAGGCCCTCAAATCTGCATTCGAAGATGCAAAATTACGGCTTGAGCATCGTCAGGAAGTCACTGGAGGGAAACGGCATGAGTAACGTTGCATACGCTGATTTTAGCAACCAACGACAGCAAGAGAGGCCGAAAGTGGCAAACCTTGAAGATGGCTACACCAGAATTGCTAATGACCTTCTTGAGGCTGCTATGTCGTCTGATTTGACAGCTAGGCAATTAAAAGTATTTCTGGCGATAGTTAGAAAAACATACGGGTTTAGTAAAAAACTGGACCGCATCACAAATACTCAAATAGCATCAATGACAGGCATTCATCACACTCATGTATGCAAGGCCAAAAATGAAATGATAGCTATGAATATTGTTATTTCATCTGGTAATCAAATAGGAATTAACAAGGCGTTTAATGAGTGGAAATTTGATATTAGCCAAGTTAGCGAAACATTAGCCAAGTCAGCTAATGAAAGATTAGCCAAGTTAGCTAACGAGGATAAGCCAAGTCAGCTAAACACAAAAGAAACTCTTTCAAAAGAAAAGAAAGAAAGTAATACACCCCTTACCCCTCAAGAGGTGAAAGGGGGAGAATTGACTAAGCCTTCTAAGCGAAAATCTCAACCAGTTAACTATGACGAATATCTCAATGCCTACAACGAGGAAGTTGGAGATAGATTACCTCATGCTGTTGAGGCCAACGAGAAACGTAAAACTCGGATCAGGAAAATAATCAAAAACCTCGCAACGCAAAATGTTGATGGGTGGCGGGCCTATGTTCGAGCCTTTGTGAGAATGGCCAAGCCATTTTATTTTGGTGAAAACAATACAGGATGGACTGCAGACATTGATTATTTACTGAGAGACACAACCCTGACAGGGGTTCGTGAAGGGAAATTTGCTGACAGGGGATTCTAATGGTCAACAACCAAATCGAAGCAAGTGTGATTGGTGGCTTGCTGAAAGACGGATTAACACTCAACGCATCAGATGTACTGGCCACTTTAAAACCAGAAGCATTCGGCTCTCATTTCTACCGTGAAGCCTACAAAGTCATTCAGAAGCAAGCCAAAACCCGCGGCATGATTGATTTAATGATGGTTGCAGAGGCAATGGGTGACAAACATTTCGCTGACATCATGGAAGCAGCAAAGAACTGCCCAAGCGCAGCAAACTTGAAAGGCTACGCTACGATGGTGACTGATAACCACAATCGACGTGAAATGATTAGCTTGATGGACCAACACCGCCACGTTATCGAATCAGGCACGATTGACGCAGCCGCCGAAGCAATGGACCAACTCATCAAAAAGGCTAACGAACTACGGGCCGCTAACGATGAGATTAAACCAGTACACACTAAGGACCTGATAGCCGATTTTACGGAAGTGTTAGAACAGCGCCTAACCAATGGCGATGAATCAGACACGCTGAAAACGGGGATTCCTGAACTTGATGAAATCACTGGCGGTATCAACGCAGTGGACCTCGTTATCGTTGCCGCACGTCCTGCAATGGGAAAAACCGAGTTTGCATTACGAGTCACCGAAGGAGTGGCGTCACAAGTCGATAAAAAAACGGGCTACAAGAAGGGTGTTCTGATTTTCTCAATGGAAATGAGTTCACGCCAAATCATGGAGCGTCAAATTGCTGGGGCGTCGGGCCTATCTGTTTCCTCACTGAGAAACCCTGCAAAAATGGATGATGAAGGATGGGCCAGAGTTTCAAATGGTATCGGTCGGGTTCAAGATTTGGATGTGTGGGTTGTCGATGCAAGCAAACTCGATGTGGACCAAATCAGGGCCATAACGAAGCGTCACAAACAGCAATACCCATCATTGGCATTAATTCTGGTCGATTACTTGGGCCTGATAGAAAAACCGAAAGCAGAGCGTAACGACCTTGCAATTGGTTATATCTCATCAAACCTCAAGGGAATGGCCAAAGAGTTGCTAACGCCAGTTATCTCACTCAGCCAACTTTCACGCGATGTTGAGAAGCGACCAAACAAACGGCCCGTCAATGGCGACTTACGCGATTCAGGAAGCATTGAGCAGGACGCAGACTCCATCATTATGCTTTACCGTGATGCGGTTTATAACGAGAACTCATCAGCAGCCCCATATGCTGAAATTATCGTGACTAAAAACCGATTCGGCAAAACAGGGACCGTATACCAGAGATTTAAAAATGGTCACTTTATGGATGTGGACCAAATGGAAGCCGCTAACGCCTGTCTACAAAGTAGCAAACCTCAACAACGCCGATTCCAAGGCGCTGACGTGTAACACACCAAATCATAAGGACTTCTAGATGAAAGCAATATCAATTCGTCAGCCTTGGGCGTGGCTTATAGTCAATGGTCATAAGGACATTGAGAACCGAAGCTGGCGCACAAAATACCGAGGCGAAGTATTAATTCATGCATCTCAAGGCGTTAAAACTATTGAATATGTTAGAGCATCCACACTGGCTAACAGGTTAGGAATAACACTTCCAGAAATCGACGCATTTGATACAGGCGGTATTGTTGGTATGGCCACGATTATTGATTGTGTAGAGCAAAGCGAATCACCTTGGTTTTTCGGTGAAAAAGGTTTCGTATTAGCTGATGCAAGGCCGCTTGAGTTTATCCAAATGAAAGGGAAATTAAGTTTCTTTGAAACAGGGATTGAGCCAGAGGGAATTAAGCGAGGTGTTGAGTGATGAAAGGAACAACTAGTACCGCTCTGATGTGGATATACGCATCGGAAAGAATGAATAGAAAATTAAAATATGTGAAAAGCGGCAGAGGCAAAGTTGATTACAACCGAAAACTGCATAAGCCATATCGTAGCGAGCGAGTTTTAAATCGACTCATGAAGCTAGATGCTGCTGTATTTTTCAAAGCTATTAAATCTAGCCAACGGGAGGCATCTAATGCAGGGAACTAATTTAATCGAATTGAACATTGCGTACCGATTTCAAGCTCTAAGACTTACCAGTCGAACGCTAAGAAACGGAAAATCTACCGTTAACCATTTTGTTTCAGAATACCGAAAAAGCTACAAGAAGCTCACTCCAAGAGGCAAGGCATTTAAAAAAATAAAAAATATTAACAATGCATTTTTCAAGAAGAGATTTGATGAGGAGTGCATGGAAATTAAAGGGGATCAGAATGCAGGGAACTAATTGGGTTAAGTGTTCCGACAAAATGCCCGAGTTAGGGAAGCCGTTACTAATTATTGCTAGCGGCAAGTTGAGAAAATTTACTTACTACTTGGATATTGTTGATTGCGCAGAGTCATACCGTTCTTTCCAATTTGCGGATGAAGATTCATGGGTATCTAAATTTCTTGTAACTCACTGGATGTATGTAGACAGCATCCCGCTCCCACCAATGCCAGAGGGTGAATGATGAACAAACTCAAGAAATGTCCGTTTTGCGGCGGTGAAGCTAAATTAATAGATAACCGTTTAGGTTGGTATGTTCAATGTCAAGATGATGATTGTAGTTGCACTGTAATCGGCGAGAGAGTACCTGAGCCACAATCCGAGGCAGAATCAGACGCTATTGATTGGGATGCTGTAAGGCAAACAGCTATAGCAGCATGGAACAGGAGAGCTAACAGTGAGTGATAAGCTACCAGATGAAATTTTAAAAACTCTAGCAACTGAACCGATGTTTATCGAGGTGGTAGAACGCTGTTTAGATGAAAGCGAGTTAGTTAGTAATTTTAGCCGTATCTATGGCGTTGATTTACCAAGAAAGCCAACCTCACCACTAATTGCAATGGTCGATGAAGCGACGGGATTTAGAGAGCATCAATTTAATGAGTTCTTTACCTCTTTTATCCCGTTTGTTTATCGGTGTGTTTGGTTGCCACTTTACAGCAAAGGAAAACTAGGAGGCTAACTTGGAAGCAGATTTTCTCTTCCACGAATCAACCAAAAATACCGCATGGCAACACCTCAAAGAAGTTCTAGCAACAAACCAACCACACCGAATCATCATTAAGCCTTGGAAAAATAAGCGCTCATTGTCTCAGAATTCCACTTTTCATATGTGGTGCACAGAGATAAGCAAATACCTATGTAAGAACAATGCCAATTACACACCAGAAACCGTCAAGGAGATGCTTAAGCATACATTCCTAGGTTACGAGGTGGTCGATATGGTTGACGTTACTACACAGCTTACAGAGCGCGTAAGGACACTTCGAAAAACATCAAAACTTGATACAGGTGAAATGTTCCACTTCATGGAGCAGGTTGAATGCTGGGCGGCGGGCATAGGTTGTCTCGTGACAATCCCAAATAATTCGGAATATATGAAACTCAAGGAGCAGCAAGAGAGATGAAACGTAAACACCTAAACTTAACACTCGGAGCCAAACTGTTTTTTGTGGCCATATTTGCTTGTCTATTTGCATCAGCGTGGATATTTATTGAGGTGATATATGGCTAACTTACGCAAAGAAGCAAAAGGCAGAGAATGCCAAGTCAGAATACCTGGAGTGTGTAACGGCAATTCTGAAACCGTAGTGGGCGCTCATTATCGAATGTCTGGATTATGTGGCACAGGATGCAAGCCTAGCGATTTATTTATAGCGTGGGCATGTGGCGCTTGTCATGACGAAATAGACCGCAGAACGCGAACCACGGACGCTGAATACGCAAAGCAATGTCACTTAGAGGGTGTAATGCGAACTCAGGCCATATTGCAGAGTGAGGGGAAGATTAAGTCATGAATGAATATCACCTCAAATTACCGTGGCCACCTTCAGTAAATACGTATTGGCGACACTGTAAAGGACGTCACTATATATCAAAAAAAGGCGAAACCTACCGAGAACAAATCATAGATTATATAGAACAGCAAAACCTAGATATTAAAACCACTTCCCGTATCAAAATAGTCATCACCGCAAATCCCCCAGATAAACGCAAAAGAGACCTCGATAACTTGCCTAAAGCTGTTTTCGATTCGCTTACTCACGCCAATTTTTGGGATGACGACGAGCAGATAGATGATTTCCGAATAAGGCGCGGAGAGAGAATTAAAGACGGCTCCTTGGATATCACAATATGGGAGATAGGCGATGCAGACTGAAATAACAACTATTCCAGCGTTACTTGTCAAGACGCACGGAAATATGAGCGAAGTAGCAAGACGACTCAATTGCAATATGGCAACAGTCAAGAAATATTCTGGTGATGTATTTAGTTTTGACCACGCGATTATAAATGGTCGACTGATGACTAAGTATAAACATGCGAAGGGGGCTAAATGAGAAACGATGAACCGTTTTATTTACTCGCTCATTATTCAAGTAAAAACGAACTGCGGCGCGTGTGGGGCTCTGGAAGAAAGAATGCACTAGAAAGCAAAAGAGCATGGGTTCGTTATATGTTGATGACTTGGGGTAAGGTTTATGGTGGCGATGATTATGCAGAAGGTGGTGAGTGTAGTGTAATCGGTCGACTCATGATCCGTTCTGATTGGAGTGAAAACGAAGGGAAAAGGATTATTGGTGTTGTTAATGATTTACATAAGATGGGGTACAGGGGGGATGAGTTATTTAAAAAATCACATGAAATACTCAATCCAAAAGCAAGTATAAGCGACCTCATCGCTCTCGCCAAAGAATCAGATGATGCCGCTTTCATTGAATCAGTAATTAACAAGACATTCAAACTAAACAATCCAATCCGTCACGTAGCAATTAAACGTTATTGCGACTGCAAATACACGCAAAAGATGGCTCGTGAATTAACCTTCAAGAAAAAGATAAGCATACAGCAAAGCACAAGGCGCATTGAATGGGCTTTGGATTTACTGGAAGAAGAGCTTTTCTATGCAATTAAACGCGAAGAGGAGAATGTAGTTAATGTAAAATAACAATAAAATAGAAAATATTTCTAATATCTATTGCAATTGCGAAATTTACATGTATAGTTTGTGATAAGCTCACGGCAGTAAAACCAAGAGCGGGTAACAAGGTAAAAGAGGCGGCACTTGTTATCGACCCCGCCTAGTTGGTCACTTCGTCTATTTGGACTGGAACTCCAACCACATCGGCTGAGAGGTCGAAGAAAATGGAGCCTCACTTCGGTGGGGCTTTGTTGTTTCTAACGTATTGATATTGTTCCGTTATGGGAATCCCCATATCGATAGTTCAACCTGTAAGTAATCCTTACAAGTTCACATTCAAGAGGTCGCCTAGTGCGGCCTTTTTTGTTTTCTAATCCATGAGGTCGTTATGAAATATAATTTAATCTACGCCGACCCTCCGTGGATGTACCGAGATAAATGCAAGTCAGGAAATAGAGGTGCTGAATTTAAATATCCCGTAATGAAGATAGAGGATATTTGCAGGCTCCCTGTGTGGGAAATAGCTAACCAAGAATCATGTTTATTGGCAATGTGGTGGGTGCCTACCATGCCATCTGAAGCTCTTGAAGTAGTTAAATCGTGGGGATTCAGGTTAATGACAATGAAAGGCTTTACTTGGCATAAAACAAATAAGAAAAAAGGAAATAGCGCTATTGGCATGGGGCATCTGACTAGAGCAAATAGTGAGGATTGTTTATTTGCAGTAAGAGGTCGGCTACCAAAAAGAATTAACGCATCTATTTGTCAGCATGTGACAGCGCCAAGAACTGCTCATAGTGAAAAGCCACATATCATTAGAGATAATCTAGTTTCTCTGCTAGGCGATGTTCCGAAAATAGAGCTGTTTTCTCGTGAAAACATTCAAGGGTGGGATGCTTGGGGTAATGAATGCATAAATAGTATAGAAATGAAAAACGCGACAATAATCACCGAATTAACTTAAGCTAAATGTTATTAAATTATCTTCATTGTTGAATGGAGGTAATGAATGGCAGTTTGTTCAGAGTGTAGTCAATCTTTATCTGATTCTCAGGTTGTCGAGATAAGTGGTGAAGTATACAAATCATGCCCTAATTGCTCAGACAGGAATGGCGTTCATATTTTTTATAGATATGAAGATTTTGGGATGAGGGATATGGGGGACGGGCGAAATATTGTTCAGTCTTGGTGCCCATCTTGCCGATCTGATGAGAACCCATCGCTTGAAGTAGAGTTTACCTGTTAGTTTATCGGTAAAACAAATAAGTAAGGCTTCCTTTTATTGGAGGCCTTTTTCGTATACGCCGCCACAGAATTCTAATCACACACACTTAATTGACGCATAGAGATTGTGCGCGGCTATCTATTAACTAAAAACACAGGTGTTATATATGCCAAGTACCGCAGCTGGTGCTATCGTCGGCGCGGCAGGCGGTGGTGCAATCGGATTAATGACAGGAAGCTTTGACTACGGAGTAATTACAGGTGCGATTATTGGCGCAACTGTTGCGGTTATAGCCTCTAAAGATAACAACAAGAAAAAGGTTCTGTTATTTATCTTATCGTTTTTAACTGGCGTTCTTATCTCTGAATCAGTAGAGCGAATAATTGTAGCTGAGACAGGTTATGAGATAGGTAAAACATTAACTGCCATTCTGGTTTCAGCATTATTTATTTCATTGCTTCTCATTATCGCAAGTAGCGAAACACTAACAAAGGCCATTAGATGGTTACCTAGACTCATTGAGAATAATTTCTCCGTACTGATGAGCACCTTAACTGAAAAGTGGAGGGGCAAAAAATGAGTTATCAAGAGATTATCAACTATACGAATGTCGTTGTGTTAATTCTCATGGCTATTCGTGTATTTCTATGTAATTACGCTCGCCACAGAGATTCATTTATCGGCATGGTGCTTATCTGGCTTTGTATATGGCAAAGCTACCAATTAATAAAGCCTAATGATTTCGATACGAGCTTATCTAACTTACTCGGTGATGTGTTCATCTGCGTTTTGGTTTTCGCGGCTAAAGGCAACATCATGCAGGTATTCAAGAAGGTGAAAAATGAGCGAACCTAAATGGCTAATTGAAGCCAGAAAAGAAATTGGTGTGTCAGAGCATACCCCTGAGGGCTCGAAAGCAGTCGATCAGATGTGGATTGATAGTAAGCTACGCGGCTTGGTTGGTACTGCAAGAAAAGTTCCTTGGTGTGCAGGTTTCGTCAACGCCATGTTAGAGCGTGCCGATATTAAATCTCCTCGCAAAGATGCTTCAAGTTCATACGATAATTTCGGGAAAAAACTAACAGAGCCTAAATATGGCTGCATAGTTCGCTTCTCGCGTTCAGGCGGTGGGCATGTTGGTTTCTGCGTTGGTAAAACTGCAAATGGTTCACTTCTTATCTTGGGTGGCAATCAATCAGACGCAGTAAACATCAAAGCGTTTGGGACTGACCGAGTTGTTGCTTATCGCTGGCCTGATGGCGTTGAAGTAGATAATCGACCTCTGCCAATCGGTGATGCTGCATTGTCAGTGAAAGAGTCGTGATATGGGTTCGCTAACTAAAGTCTTTGGTAGTGTTTGCGCTATCCTGGCTTTCTGGCTTTGGTGGGTAATGGGTAGTTATAGTGACTTGAAAGGTGATTATTCACTACTGAAGAATAAATTCAATGAGCAAGTAGCCATTACAGCAGACTACGAAAAGCGCATTAACTCCCTTCACGAACTCGACACAAAACACACAACGGAACTCACAAATGCAAAAGCTGAAATTGACCAGTTGCGTATTGCTGCTGAGCGTAATCCTGAGCGGGTGTACATCCGAGCCAGTTGCCAGAAAGTCGAAACCAATTCCACCTCCAGCTTGGATGATGCAGTCACCGCCAGACCTACTGACTCCGCTATCGGAAATTATTGGATACTCAGACAACGAATCACAGAGTCCAAGCAAATGATACTTGGCTTGCAAGATTACATTAGAACGGAGTGTTCACAATGAGCGTATTCAAAAAGATATTTTGCAAGCGCGAATATATTTTGAAGCGTCAAATATTCGGCGATGAAATCAAATACCTGAATGGAAAGCGTAGTGAATGGCGATGTGCAAAGTGTGGTAAGTTTAAATATGGAAGATATCTAACAGAGCTTTAAGAAAGCAATACGGGAAATTGAACAACAACGAGCCTCGCAATAGCGGGGCTTTTTAATTAATAGCGAGAGATGAAATGACAGATAAAGATATTGAAAAAGAAATCCAAGCCAAAGGTAAAACAGCAGCGCGTATCACGCCAGATCACATTGAAGGTGTAATTGCTAGTGAGCATTATTTTACAGCTAAAGATGGTGTTATCGGTGTTCATGCTCCGACTGCAAAGCGCTACCCAGAAGATAGTGAGCTTCCAGAGTCATTGGGCATTCTTACTTTCTGTGTTCTGGTTCTGAGTAATGGCTTTACTGTTACAGGTGAGTCGGCATGTGCAAGTCCTGAAAACTTTGATGCAGAAATTGGGCGCAAAATTGCACGACAAAATGCCGTTAACAAAATCTGGATGCTTGAAGGTTATTTGTTAAAGCAAAAGTTATCTGAAGAATAACCCCGACAAGGTAACAGGAGGTAATCCTTCTTGCTGACGGGTAAGCCGTAAGTGACCAAAGTAACGTAGTGATACGTGATGATGGTTGCGAATAACTTACATAGATAAGGTAACTAAATGAAAGAAATTACACCCACACAGAAACTGGCATTAGATATTTACCGATTAGTTGGTAAAGACTCATCAGCTACTCAGGCAGCAATGGAATTTATTGGTGATAGTGAAATTAAGTTTGAGCTATTCAAGGATATGTACAACACCTGTCAAACTGAATCTCAATTCTTAGCCCGTGCACAGAAAGCCGTCCGAGAAGTAAAGCAGATACTAGACCTATTTCCGAGCTAGTTAATTACACAGCTCATTTACGAGTGGGTGGATAATTGATTAAAGGTCTTGCGATTTGATGTACAATCAACGCAAAGGAGGGGATTATGAATAATAGATTTGCACCGCCAATTCCACCACAGCAGTGGGGTTTTGTTTTCCCTAGAAGCGAGCAAGAATACATTGAGCAACAAAACTTCATTAGGGAGCAGTACGAAAGAAATACAGGGGTTAGGATTAACAACCAGTCTCTTGATTCTAGCAAGATAGAAGAAATATCTAGGCTACAAAATCCTTACAAATAACAGGTCACTTCGGTGGCCTTTTTTATTGCCAATTACAAAGCCTATTTGATGAATTGGTTTTCTAATTGATTAAAGGGGGATATATGGCAGATGATTTAAATGAGCAACAAACAAGATTCTGCCAAGAGTACATTGTCGATTTAAACGGTACTCAGGCAGCAATTAGGGCTGGGTATAGTGAAAAGTCAGCCGCACAGATAGCAAGTGAAAACCTTAGAAAACCTCATATTAGGTCGCACATAAAGACGTTAGCAGCAGAGCGTAATGAGGCTGTTGGTCTAAGTTCTCAGTTTGTCATTGAGGGAATAATTAAAAATATTCGTCGGTGCGAACAAGGCGAGAAGGTTACTTATCCAAATGGCGATCCTGTTCTGCATGAAACGGACGATGGAGAGTTAAGCGCTGTTTATCGTTATGACTCATCGGCAGTGCTAAAAGGTTATGAGCTTCTAGGTAAGCACCTCAAGCTATTCACTGACAAGGTAGAGCATTCTGGCTCAATTGAAACAATGTCAGACGAAGAATTAAATGCAAAGTTGGCGAGGCTAATAAATGGATCAGTTAAATCGTGACCAGAAACTAGAGCTTATCGCTTTACTAGAAGAAAAAGCCCGCCGCGCAAATGTCTATCGATACAAAACCTATTACGAAACTCGCTACCCTTGGCAGAAAAAATTCATTGCGCTTAGTGTTGAATATGCACAGGTTGGATTAATTGCCGCCAACCGCGTTGGAAAAACAGACACTGCGACCTATATGGATGCTGTCCATGCCATGGGTGATTACCCTGATGAATGGGAGGGTTATAGGTTCGACCACGCACCGCTTGTATGGTGTCTTGGATATTCTGGCGAAAAATGTAGAGACTTATTACAAGCGCCTATCATTGGTAGGAAAACAGATAACGGCTGGCAAGGTGGATTAATACCGAGTGAGTTAATTGTTGATACTGAACCAATGGCTGGTACGCCTAACGCTGTTCGCTCTGCATACATCAGACATAAATCAGGTGACTTAGCAAAGATTCAATTCTGGTCATACTCTCAAGGTCAGCACGCTTTAATGGGTGATAGTGTTGATTGGTTTCATATCGATGAAGAACCAAAAGACCCTACTATCTATCCGCAGGTGTTAACTCGCACCGCAACAGGCGATAAAGGTCGCGGTGGTCGTGGCATTTTGACGTTTACACCAGAGAACGGTAGGACTGATTTAGTTATCGGCTTTATGGATACTCCATCATCTGCTCAAACATGTATGAATGTTGGATGGGATGATGCGCCACACTTGAGCGAAAAAGTTAAAACTGAATTACTGGCTTCGTTCCCGCCTCATCAGCGTGATATGCGAACTAAGGGTGTTCCGATGCTCGGTCATGGTCGTATTTATGACTTTGGCGAAGAGTTTGTAACGTGCGACCCATTCCCTATCCCTGAGTATTGGGCTGTCATTGATGGCATGGACTTTGGTTGGGATCACCCTCAAGCGCACATACAGCTAGCTATCGATTTAGACAATGATGCCTATTATGTTACTAGGGCATGGAAGGCTAGTAAGACTTCACCAGCTGAAGCGTGGGGCGCTGTAAATAAGTGGGCTAAAGATATTCCTACCGCATGGCCACAAGATGGATTGCAAACTGAAAAAGGCTCTGGTTTACAGCAAAAAGAATATTACGAAGATGCAGGATTTAAGATGCTTAATGATCCTGCTCAGTGGCCTGATAAATCCCGATCTGTTGAGGCTGGTCTATTTGAAATATATGACCTAATGAGAACGGGACGATTTAAAGTTTTCCGTGGTTTGCGTGATTGGTTTGAAGAATACAACTTCTATCATCGCGACGAGAAAGGAAAGATTGTTAAAACTCGTGACGACTTACTTGATGCTACTCGATACGCCTACATGATGCGCAGATTCGCAAAACGATTTGGCGAGATAGGAAAAGTTAAGCAGCGAGTAATTCCCGCACCGATTAGGCCGATTAGGAGATAACAATGGTCGATAGAAACGAGCGGCTTGAGAAAATACTTCGCAAATTCGACCTCGATTACTCTGCATCTGAAAATGCCAGAACGGAGGCGAGAAACGATTTATTCTTTAGTCGCGTTAGTCAGTGGGACGACTGGCTTGAAAGCTACGTCACATTGCAATATCGAGGGCAGTTTGATGTAGTGCGCCCAATGGTTCGTAAGCTAGTCGCTGAGATGCGTAAGAATCCTATTGAGGTTCAGTATCGACCAAAGGATAACGCGCCAGATGATGCCGCTGATATTCTTATGGGCATGTATCGAACTGACATGCGAAACAATAGCTCAAAGATTGCTGTTAACGTGGCAGTAAGAGAGCAAATCGAATGTGGTTACGGTGCTTGGCGACTCGTCACTGAATATGAGGATGATAACCCAACTAGCAATAATCAGATTATCCGACGCGTTCCAATGCATGAGTCTTGTACTCACGTTATCTGGGACTGTAACGCTAAGGCAATGGATAAGGCGGATGCTAAGAATTGCACCATAATTCACGCGATGAATATTGATGGATGGGAGGCATTCGCTGAACAGTACGGGCTTGACCCTGAAATTCAGCCATCATTCCAATCACCTAACAATGATTTATTGTTCACTTGGTCGAGTGGGAAAACAATTCATATCGCTGAGTATTATGAGGTTGAAGAAAAGAAAGAGTTAGTGTTTGTCTATCGTGACCCGCTAACTAATGATCTTCAAACTTACTCGGCAAAAGAAGCGAAAGAAAAGATTGATGAGCTGGCAAATGCTGGTTATCAGAAAGTAGGTGAGCGCAGAGTTAAAAAGCGTAGAGTCTATAAGTCAATCATCACTAGCACTGGCATTCTGAAAGATAAAATGCCAATAGCTGGCGAGCACATACCGATTGTTCCTGTGTATGGCGAATGGTCATTCTTTGATGATAACGAGTTATACGAAGGTGTAGTTAGGTTATCGAAAGATGCTCAAAGGCTGCGTAACTTTATTTTATCCAAGTCTGCCGACACCGCTGCAAAATCACCTAAGAAGAAACCTTTCTTTTTCCCTGAGCAGATAGCAGGGTATGAGCACATGTTTAGTGGTGAGGATGACTACCCTTACTATCTACTCAATCGCACTGATGAAAATAATGCTGACCTGCCTCCTTCACCTGTTGCTTATATGGAGAATGCAGAGGTTTCACGAGCTGACGCACTGCTCCTAGAGGTTGCAACGGAAGCGGCTAAATCAACTGCTCGTGTCGGTGTCGATACTGAGGCGGCTAATGGGCAAGTGGCGTTTGATACTGTTAACCAGCTCAATAGTCGCATCGATTTAGAAACGTATGTGTTTCAGGATAACTTAGCTATCGCAATGCGCCGTGATGGTGAAATCTACGCATCAATAGCTGCTGAGATATACGACACTCAACGCACGGTAACAACTACCGCCGAGGATGGAGGAGAGAATCAAATCGAATTAATGCATGAGGAATTAGACTTCAGCAAAGGCGAAATGGTTACTCACAATGATATCCGAGGCAAGTACGAAACGTTCACCGATGTAGGACCATCTTTTCAATCACAAAAGGATGCAGCTAGAGCAGAAATAAGCGAGCTGATCACTAAGGTTCCACCTGAGCATCCTATCTGGAATGTAATGATGCTTACTTATGCAAACATGCTAGAAGGTAAGGGCATTGAGACTATTCGTGATTACGCTAACAAGGAGCTAATTACTAAGGGTCTGAAGAAACCAGAAACCGAGGAAGAACAACAATGGTTGATGGAAGCTCAACAAGCCGCACAGAGTAACCAAGACCCAATGGCAGAAATGGCAAGAGCTGAAACAGTGAAGGCTCAGGCTGAAATGCAAAACTCACAAAACAGAATGATGGAAACGCAAATCAAAGCGTTTACAGCGCAACAACAAGCGCAAGAGTCACAAGCTAATACCGTTTATAAAATGGCTCAAGCTAGAGATATAGACGAGAAAGCTGTTAGAGAGGCTATTGATTTACTTAGTAGACTATCACAACAGCAACAACAAAATATTCCTACCGACAATAACGTCGAGAATAATCCTCAATCCATGTAAGAGAGTTAAATATCATGAGCACAACCACCGAAATTCAGAATCAATCTGAAGAATTAGTCCTGTCTGGCGATCAGGCGGCGGCATCCGCAGATGGCTTAGTTATCGATAATGCCAACGGTAACGCAGGACAAGAAGAAGGCTTCGACATTGTACTGAAAGACGATGAGAAAACGCAGGAAGATAAGCCTAGCAATAACGCAATACAAGCAGCTAAACGTATCGCTCGCAAACGTCAGCGAGAAATTGAGCAGCAAGTGCAAGCTATTGAGAATGGTCAACTTCCTGATAATTTGCGAGTTAATCCTGAATTGCCAGACATGCCTAAGTTAGATGATTTCTTATCTGATGAGGCGCTGGAGAAATATAACTACGACACCCACAAAGCTACGGCCGCATTTAACGCTGAGTTGCAACAGTGGCAGATGAAAGCCCTTGACGCACGAAGCAAGGCTGTAGCGGATCAGGGTCGTAAAACTCAGGAGTTTACGCAGCAAAGCCAACAAATCGCTAACGCAATGAAGGCGCACTATGATGCGGCTGAAAAACTCAACTTACCTGACTATCAGGAAAAGGAAGATTCTGCATTGCAAGTATTGCCACAAGGTGTTTATGAGGCAGTCGCAACAAACTTCCCAGAGAAATCAGCCGCCATCATTTACTACCTAGGGTCTAACCCTGAGAAAGCGCAAGAGTTGTTTAGCAAAAACCCTGTTCAGGTCACTATCGAACTAACTCGATTAGCTGATCGTTTAACTCTCAAGCCTCGCGGCACACAACGATCATCCGCACCACCTGCCGACGAACCAATTAGCGGTGATGTTTCAGCGGCAAATGTCGCGGCATTACAAAAGCAAATGGACGACGCAGCAAGTAAAGGCGATGTGCAAAAGTACCGCGCTATCAAGGCTAAATTACAAGGAATAAAATAATGTCTTTAAGTGAAGGTCAAATCATCACCTATATGGTTGATGAAGTAGTAAGTACAATTGAAAACAACTGCCCGATGGCTCAGCGTGTTAGTCATTACACGCCTCCAGCAGGGGACATGCAACGCTCACAAAACACTGTCTGGATGCCAGTAGAGCAAGAAGCACCAACTCAGGCCGGATGGGATTTAACTGACAAAGCAACCGGTATTTTGGAGCTGTCTGTTAAGTGCAACCTCGGCGTTCCTGATAATGACTTCTTTGGCTTGCGAGCTGATGATACTCGTGATGAAACCTCATTGCGCCGTCGTATCAACGCTTCTGGTCTAAAGTTGGCAAATAACGTAGAAACCTCTATTGCGAAGCAAGCTGCCGAAACAGCATCATTGATTGTTACTGATATTGATCATGTATCTGCTGAAAATAAAGCGTGGGATATGATGTCTGATGCTGAGGCACTAATATTCTCTCGTGAGTTAAATCGCAGCCAAGGTTTAAGCTACTTCTTTAATGCTGACGACTACAAAAAAGCGGGCATGACATTAGCTGGAAAAGATATGTATGGGCGTATCCCAGAAGAAGCATACAAGTCAGGAACTATTCAGAAACAAGTCGCGGGTTTTAATGATGTGCTTCGATCACCTAAGCTACCGACTATGTTAGCGGCTACGGCTACTGGGGTAACAGTTGATGGCGCTCAGAAGTTTAAGCCACAAGCGTGGAAATTAGATGCTGATGGAAATCAGGAAAACGTTGATAACCGTACTGCTGTTATAAAAGTTAGTGATGGATCAGCATTTAAGCGCGGCGATAAAATCAGCTTTGCTGGAGTTAAGTTTATCTCTCAAATGGCTAAAGACCTGCTAACTCAAGATGCTACGTTTGCGGTTGTTGGTGTTGATGGTAACAACTTGACCATTATGCCCAAACCAATTGCACTTGATGATGCCGCACTTAAACCAGAGGAGCGCGCATACGCCAACGTTAACACATCATTAGCATCAGGCGCGGCAATTAGTGTTATTAACGTAAAAACAACGAAGTCGAACGTCTTCTGGGCTGATGATTCTATCACCTTACTGTCTCAGGCTATCCCTCTTAATCACGCATTGTTCAGCGGTATGAAAACGGAGTCATTCAGCATCCCATCGGTTGGACTGAATGGCGTTGTAGCTTATCAGGGTGATATCAATACCTTTGAAGGAAAATGTCGTATTGCTGTTTGGTATTCAGCATGCACTAAGCGCCCTGAAGCTGTTGGCGTTGGTCTTACTGGCCAAAAATAAACCTCGTTGTCACACTGGGAGCTTCGGCTCCCTTTCTTTTTTTGGAGATTATTCATGAGCACGATGCTTTATAAGGCTGATGGTAATGTAAAAATCTGGGGTATGAGCCTTCAGATTGTCACTGTCAGCGATGATGAAATTGAAGATTATCTAAATGATGGTTGGCATAAAAACCCAAAAGATACACAAATCTTGCCAGAGCCAGAAAAGAAACCCGCTACCAAGAAAAAGGCGGTGAAAGATGCAGATAACAACGAAGGGTGATTTAGTCATCGCGGCACTGCGTAAACTCGGTGTCGCATCGGATGCCACGCTAACCGATATTGAGCCTCAGTCATTAGAAGATGGCGTAGTTGATTTAGAATCAATGATGTACGAATGGTTTGAAGATGGAGCAGGAATTCACACTGGCTATAAGTTCGCTGATGAAGATACACCGATCGACCAAGGTGATGAGCACGGACTGTATAAGCAAGCCATTAACGCCGTTATCTACAACCTAGCCACTCGCATTGCTCCTGACTATCAAATCACGCCACTTGATAAAGTCATTACAACAGCTCGTTATGGCAAAGAAAGACTGATGCGTAGCTGTGCAATGAAACGAGCAAAAGAAGCCAGAGCGCACCATCCAAACGGATTCCCTATTGGTTCTGGTAATCACCTAGCAACCATGAACGGATATCGATTCTTCCATAGGAGTAAACCACATGCTAAGGATTCAGATCCCTCTTGCTAGAGGTTTACGCAAAGACCCGCACACGGCTGATTATATCGATGGTTTGCCAGTTAATATGCTGGCAACACCGAAAGAAGTATTGAATGCCGCTGGTTATCTTCGGTCATTCCCTGCGCTGGTAAAACTTCGTGATGCTGACGGGGTGTCGCGAGGCGTACAATTCAACACGAAAAATGGCACTGTGTATCGTGTGTGTGGCGGTAAGTTATATCAGGGTGCAAATGCCATAGGTGATATTCAGGGTAAAGATAGAGTGTCACTGGCACATTCTGGTGTGAGTCAGGCTGTGGCGTTTGGCGGTAAATTAAAACTTTATCGTTACGATGGTGAAGTTAAAGAGTTAACTAACTGGACTGAAGAGGAAGTAGTCAAAGAGGGCTACACTCGTGATGTTAAAAAGTGGACTCACAAAGCTGGTAATGATGATTTTGTATCGCTGACTAAAGATGATATCGACGGTTCGTTAACGCTGAAGATAACCCCAAAGGCATCAGATGGTGTTGCGGGTGAGGTTATTGAGATACCCGAGTATCAATTTGGCGCTAAAAAGTCACAAGATAAACCTGAAACAGAAAAGCCATATCTAACGGATGTTATCGTTAATGGTCTGAAGCGCACAGGGAATAAAATCACGATTGAATACAAGTTCAATTACGATAAAACGATACCCGATAACACAGTTAAACCAACTGATACGACTGAATTTTTAATGACTCAGGAAGTGCTAGAGGTCGTTAACAAATATCCTCAGTACGACTTAGGAGAAGTTATCGACGTTGCTCGTAATCGTGGTCGTTATATTTGGCTGCAGAAGGGCGGCGCTCGTTTTGGTATAACTGACATTGAGGACGAATCAAAGCCTGATAGGTATACGCCATTCTACACAGCTGAATCACAGCCTGACGGTATCATTTCTGTTAGCTCTTGGCGTGACATGGTTATCTGCTTTGGTGCTTCAACTATCGAATACTTCTCATTAACTGGTTCTACATCTGCAACTCAACCAATTTATGCAATGCAGCCCTCATACATGGTGCAAATGGGTATTGCTGGCCGTGATGCCAAATGCAAGTTTGGCGATTCATACGCATTTATCAGCAATCCAGCAAACGGCGCACCGTCTGTCTATTTACTTGGTTCTGGTAATGCTAGCGCAATATCGACAGCAAGCATTGATAAGATTATCCGCACATATACCGCTGATGAGTTATCAGGCGCTGTTATGGAGTCCGTTAAGTTTGATGGTCACGAGTTGGCAATCATCCACTTACCACGCCATACACTTTGCTTTGATGGCACAGGTAGCCAGCAATATCCGCAATGGTGCATTTTGAAAACTGGCTTATACGATGAGACATACCGCGCCATTGACTTCATGTATGAAGATAATCAGATAACCGTTGGTGATAAAAAGGCTGGCCTAGTCGGCAAGTTAGCCTTCGATAAATCCTCACAGTACGACCAACAAGCTGAGCACATTTTATACACGCCAATGGTGAAAGCGGATAATGCACGTATTTTTGACCTAGAACTCGAAGCATCAACGGGTATTGCTCAAATAGCTGATCGCCTATTTCTATCTGCAACTACAGACGGTATTAACTTTGGGGCAGAGAAAATGCTAGACCAAAACGCACCATTTCGTTACGACATGCGCGCTATCTGGCGCAGGGTTGGCAGGGTGAGAAAGAATATTGGTTTCAAGATTCGCGTTATCACTAAGTCGCCAGTAACTCTTTCTGACTTGTCTATGAGGGTTGAATGATGGCTAATGAAAATCTATCAACCCCTATTGAAGTTCAAGCGGCTTATATCGTTCCTGAGATACTACCGAGTAACTTTGGTGCGGTGTATACACGTATTGTTCTTAGTGGCGCGGAGGATATGGCTAAGGTTGCAGGGCGTGCGAATGAGGCTGGAAACGAGGCGTATCAAGCTCAGTTACGGAATGATGAGCAGGATATCATTCTTGATGACCACGAACTGCGCTTAAAGTCAGCAGAAGAAACTCTAGAGCAGCACACTGCACAGCTAGCCAATCACGAAACACGCATTACCGCAGCAGAAGAAAAAATAGTTGACCATGAAATAAGAATTGAAGCAGCCGAAGAACGCCTAGACGACCATGAGGAGCGATTAACTACAGCAGAGAGTGATATTGACTACCTTGCAGAGAAGGTGTCTGAAATCGACGCTGATTACGTCTCATTGGGTCGCACAACTACGCAAACTTTAGCTTCTCCTGTCTCTGTCAAAGAATCGTACTCTGTTAACGGTGTGAAAGTTATAGGAACTCGCGTTACTGGCTTCACCGCTTCAACAGGAACAGCTTCAAAGTCTGGCATCAATGCCAGTCAAACTTACAGCGTAGGCGCTACTTACTCACAAGCTGAAGTTAAGGCAATCTCTGATGCTCTCACAGAAACTCGTAAATCACTCAAAGCGCTGGAAGATATGGCGCGGTCGCATGGATTAATCGATTGAGGTAATCATGATCACATTCAAACCAACGAGAAATATCGACTTGATTGAAACGGTTGGAAATCACAAAGATATTATCGCGGGCAGTAATAATGGTGATGAGTTCGATTACAATGCTAACCAGAAATACTTTGAGGTTAATGTTCACGGTCAATTTGGTGGCATCGTGTATTACGAAGAAGTACAGCCGATGACGTTTGACTGCCATGCTATGTATCTACCAGAAGTAAGGGGATTCAGTAAAGACATTGGCCTAGCGTTTTGGCAATTCATTCTCTCAACAACTCATGTTCAATGTGTTACCTCATTCGCTGCTCGTAAGTTTCGGCACGGTCAAATCTACTGCACGATGATTGGCCTTAAACGAGTTGGCACTATCAAAAAGTATTTCAAAGGCGTTGATGACGTCACCTTCTATTCAGCAACTCGCGAAGAACTAGCCGAGTTCATCAGTAAATAACGGAGTTAACAATGGCTATCGGAAATATTTTTGCACTAGGCAGAAAGCTGCATGGTGAAGAACCTCTATTCCCTGAAGGTGGAGGTGGGAAAGGTGGCGGTGGTAGCAGTGGTTCAGGTGAACAGGCCGCAGCAATGAAGTATGCAACTGACAGACAAAACCAACAGTTTGAGAGGGTTATGAATGGGCTTGCTCCATTGACGCCTCTTGCTAGTCAGTACATTAACCAATTACAAAATCTTTCTTCCCCTGAAGGCCAATCTCAAGCATTGAATGGTTATTACAACTCGCAACAATTCAATGATTACTCAAATCAGGCGAGATACCAAAACCTAGCAGCGGCCGAAGCGATGGGCGGCTTAGGTTCAACGGCCACAAGCAACAGTCTAGCTTCAATTGCTCCTGCACTTGGTGAAAGCTGGCTGAATGGTCAAATGAACAACTATAACAACCTAGCAAACATTGGCCTTGGTGCGCTTCAAGGTCAAGCAAACGCTGGGCAAACATTTGCAAATAACGCTGGTCAATTGGCACAGCAAAACGCAGCTTTAGCCGCTGCAAATGCTAATAGACCGTCTGGCTTTCAGAATGCTATTGGTGGCGCTTTCGGTGGTGCTGCATCTGGAGCCGCGTTGGGTAGTATCGTACCGGGTTTAGGTACTGGATTTGGCGCTGCAATAGGCGGTGGTTTAGGTTTATTAGGGAGCTTATTCTAATGGCTACATGGAATCCAAATATTAATTCAGGCGGGTTCCTTGGTGGAATCGGTCAAGTAAACAGTAACGCACCTAGCGCTAGTGACATCAACCCTACTCTTGGCCTTATTCGTGAAAATAACGACCTGCAACGTTCTGGTGCTAATAACTGGGGCTTGCAAGGTCTTGCTGGATTATCTGGCGTTGCTCAGGTTATGAACGAACAAAAGCAACAAGAACGCCTGAAGGAGTTCCAAGGTAAATGGGGTCAGGCATACGCCAATGGTGATAGAACGGCAATGCGCCAATTGATGGCTGAATATCCAGATCAGGCTGAGCGTATTACAGGCGGTATGAAAGGCATATCAGATGATGTTAGGGAGTCATTGGGAAACCTATCATCAGGATATAGTCTAGCGGTCAAATCTGGGACTGTAGAAGATTACGCCCGTAAGAATGCAGATGAATTTCGCCGTCTTGGTATTGATCCGCAAGGTGCTGTAGATATGGCATTGAATGACCCAAAAGCAGCCATGGAACTTGCAGACCATCTAGGGTTATCGTCGCTTGGCATCGATAAATATTATGATGTTCGTGACAAGATGGAAGGTCGAGTAATTGAGCGAGATAAGCTGGCCGAAACTGTTAGAAGTAATCAGGCTAGCGAGGCTAATCAAGTAAGGGGACAAAACCTTAGCTATCAGTCAGCTATGACAGGTCATAGTATCGCGGCTCAGAGATTGGCATTAGATAGAGAAATAAGGATTGCTGAAACACAAGAAAAGGTTCTTGATCGCAAATTACAGCGTGAGAAAAACGAACTCGAAAGAGAAAAGTTACAGCAACAAATCGGAGAGGCTAGGGAAAAGTCAGCGGCTGCCAAGAATGAAAAATTAAATTCAGTAGTCGGAAGTCTTGATACATTAACATCCGCATTAAGTGTTGGTGCTGAAATTCAAGCTCATGTAGATGAGCATCCAACGGTTGTTTCTAGGAATCAAGGCGGTCTGTTGGGGCATTTTCCTAATCTAACTGATGATACCAAAACCCTATCTGCCAAGACTGATGAATACAATATGAAAGTTATCTTGCCAGCGTTAAAAGGCACTGTGGGAGCAAACCCTACAGAGGGCGAAAGGGCGGCATTGTTGCAATCATTTAACAATATGAAAAATGCACCATCAGAGGAAGAGTATTTAAGGGAACTGAATAAGTCACAAGACGTAATCATTGGTATGCAGAAGCGGCAAATAAAGAGTCTTGGCATTCCTGTAACAAAATCAAGTGATGAGGAAACTGATGTTAAAATGTTATTGTCAGACCCTTCCTTAGTTGGTGAATACATCAAAACCTATGGATATTTACCTGATGATTACTACAAGTTAAAACGTGGTGGTAAATAATGACGACTGAAACTAACGATAGAATCGCTTCATGGGAAGAACGAAGGAAACAGTTTTCTGGTGGTTCGCAAGCAAATCAAAGCCAAGAGCCGCAAGCGCAGTCAAATTCATGGGAAGAAAAACGCAGGCAATTCTTAGAAGCCAACCAGCAACCGCAATTATCTGATGCGCAAATGGCTAATTTAGATATTCCAACGGATGAAATCTTAGCCTATCACAACGCGCAGAAGCCACAACAGCAACCTGAAATGGGCAATCCAGTTGTAGAGGCTGGTAAAGGGTTGTTATTAACTGGAACTAAAGTTGCTAATATTGTGCCAGAGATGGCTGATACTTTTGCATCATTTGGCTCATGGGCTGGTCAGGCATTTGGTGGTGACGGTACATATCAGCCAGCACCTAGACTACAATTGCCTGATGAATTACAACCTCAAGATCCATATGCAAAATTAGCCGCTGAAATTGGTCCATATCTAATTCCGTTGCTAAGTCAGGAAAAAGCAGCGTTAGCACTAGCAGGAACAACAAGCAAGCTTGAACGTGCCGCCGTTCGTGGTGCTGATATGGTTGCCGAGAATACAGTAGGCGCTTTAGCTCAAAATAGCGACAAAGATAACGCAAGTAGCCTAGCTACTGATTTAGGAATGGGTGTTGCTGGTAGTGGCATTGCTAGGGCTGCGGCTCCATTACTTAAAGGTGCTTACAATACTGTTGCTAGTAAGTTTGGTAAAGAAGCGCAACAGGCAGCTCAACAAACAGCACAGCAAGCGGATCGCGTAGCTTCGGGAAATTCACCTGTAGGGGTGGATAATGCAACAATAGCAGCAGTTAATAAGCAATATGATGATGTTGCTGGGGCTTTTAGTCACGATAAAGAATTAACGAATGCGGCAAGGACTCTAGGTATTGAGCCAGAGCAAATGTTTGATGCTTATTTGACTAAAAATAAAGCAGGACAAGAGTTTCAGACTCAAATGGCTTTAGTCCCTGATAGTGAGTTTTCTGTTATTAGACGAGACTCACTAACTGCTCTTAATGACAGTGCCGAAAATTTGCTAAATAACTTAGGCAAAAGAAACCTGTCAGATATGGACGATGCTTTAGTCGGGAGATATAACTCCACAATCAAAGGATTAAAAGACCAAGAGAAGAAACTATATAAAAGCGTTAGCAGGGCAGTGCCAAGCAGAACTCCTGTTAATGCTGACCTGACGGAAATTCAGTTAAATAAGTGGGCGGATGACCGTGGCGGTTGGGAATACTTATCACCAATAGAAAAAGAAGTTTTTGAGGCCGTAGCTCCTTTAGGTGGCGCTAAAAATAGCGGAGGGTTAACTTATGACCGCCTTGATTATTTAAGAAAAAGAGTAGGGAAAGAGTACGATAAAGCTAGCACTGTTTTTGGAAACGAAAATGAGTCAAGAATGAAAATGCTATATGCTTCACTGTCTGATGACATGCATGCCATAGCAAACAAATTTGATGTTGGCAATGAAGCTAGGTTAGCCAAACAGATTGGTGCTCAACGCTTTAAAGTTCAAAAGGCATTTGAAAACGTTGCAGGAAAAGGGCTGGATAAATCCATAACCAATCAGGTGACTAGCGCAATATCAAATTTAGCTAAAGGTGAAAGGGCGCAGTTTCACAAGGTGATGAATGCCATACCTGAGAATCAAAGGCAGCAAGTAATAGCCACGTCTCTAAATGATATTTTTAGTAAAGGAACCCAAAAATCATCAGATAATATGTTTACTGGAATGGTTAACACTTGGGCGGCGATGAAAGACAAAGGCACAGAAAAAACTCTTTATCGATACCTATCGCCAGAGGCTAGAAAGTCATTAGAATCAATGTACTTACTGTCTAAAAACGTCAAAGATGCGAATACATACTGGAAACCAACTGGTGTAACAGCTAGATTCACCGAAAAATTCAATGACAATATTGGATTCTCAGGGAGAATGAACTACATAGGAGAGTTGTTATCTGGTGAGCGTGGAGGATGGATAGGTAAAACACTTGCATCACTGGCGGCTGCTAAAACTGGTGGCGGTTCATTCATTGCCTCTCAAGCCTTAAAGCAAACGTCTGGTAACGTAAAGGGTAGAGGTTACAATGCGGTAACGGAAATGATGACCTCACCAGAATGGAAAAGGCTTGTTATGTCATCAAGAGGCTCGCCGCAAGCACAACAAGCCACCGTTAAATCAGTGGAGGAAAACATTTCAAAATCAAGATGGTGGAGGGAGATATATAACAAACTTCCAGCAGATGAAAAGAGGAATGTTGCAAGACTTGGTATTATTGGGTGGTTTTCAGGTGAAGATGAAGGGCTATAGCCCTTCTTTTTTAATATGAACTATTACAATTAACGTTATTGCCTAACTTATAACAGTTGGTTGATATATTTCCATGCTGTTGAGCTGGAGGGTAGTAAATATCAGGCCTATTGGCTTTGTTCTGTATCGCTTGCATCGTCTGTAATGTTTGATAGTTTAGCAAGCCCTGCTGGATAGCTTGACCTTGCATTGCTGAATTGTAAGCTTCTTGATTCTGTAGCGCGATATAGAAATTTTGTAACTCCAATCTTGCTTGTGTTTCTGTTATTTCACCAGCATCTACTTTTTCGCCGAGATATTTTGCGGCTAAAATATACATTTTTACTTGTGGTGAGTTAGCCATTCTTGAATCTGACAGAACGGAGTTATTGAGACATGTTGCAACTTGCGATAATTTTTCGTTTTGAATTTCGCATTTATTCTGATAATCACTAACTTTTGCGCATCCAATCAAGAGGAAGGGCAATAAGATAATAAATTTTTTCACCATCACCTCGTTATTTGTTTATAGTGGTGCCATATTTATACATATTAATGAATGCATCAGCGTACTTTTTTGCTCCTTCAGGAGATACAAATCCTTTCGATGAAAAATCATCATACATCATGTTCCATAATTTCTCTGTATCATAATCCTTGTCAGTTATTCCTCGCTCACAGAAGGAGATTAGATCGTTTATTATTTTAATTTCAGTTTTACTTAATTTACTTGGGTTATCCCCCTGAGAGCAGATAAAGTAGAGTCATAAGTTATCAATTTAGAAAAATAAATATTCGTTGCCTTCTCAGAGCACTTAACGCTAGAAGCTATTGAGCTAAATACTGGGAAAAGTAAAAAAGAAAAAATAAGTAACTTTTTCACCACAACCTCACAATTGTTTATTTTTTATCATTATATAGTTTAACTAATGTATCATAAACGGCTTTTTTGAACTCTTCAGCTTGTATCGCAGCTTGATGCTCAGCATTACTTTTTGGCTTTGATGACGCGGAGTCAACGGCTTCTTGTAAGATCATAACAATCTCAGAGTTTAGAGACCTACCATTCTGGGCAGCTCTGACAGTTAATTTTTCTTTTAAGTCATCGTGCATTCTCACACCGAACGGTGCAATGCTTCTCATGCCTTTCATATTAAATCCCACTGTTGCATGTGCGTGATATCACAGTGTAGTGAAATTTTTTTTGACTTAATACTCTCACCGTGTAATTATAATGTAATTGAAATGGAGGGTTTAAAATGAAAGTAAGGGATATAGCGCCATTTGGCGTAAGAATGAAACCGGAGTTAAAGGAAAAGCTAAAAGAATTAGCTGAAAAAGAAGGTCGCTCTCTTAACTCAGAGATTATTCAGCGTTTAATGAGGAGTATTGAAAATGAAGAGGCCAAAGCATGAGTATATGGTGTGATTTTTGCTGTAAAAATAACTCAATTACAAACCAAGGTATGATTTTTGCGACTAGCAGCAAAGGCGGGATGAACGTTAACATGTGTGAACACTGCATCGTAGAAACTGCAAATGCATTGAAAGAGAGAAAAAATAGTGAAGCCCCAACTGCGGGAACAGGTGAGGCTTCGGATTTGTCAGGAACTAAGGAGTAACCGACATGAATACTATATCAACAATTAACGTACCTTTCCACGGTAACAATTTATGTATCGTAAATTATAACGGTGAGCCATATGTACCTATGAAACCTATTGTCGAGGGGATGGGGTTAGATTGGATGGGGCAGTATAGAAAGCTAACTCAGCGCTTTTCTAAAGGTATAGAGGAAATGTCTATACCCACAAAAGGCGGTGAGCAATCAATGATTTGCCTAGCTCTGCGTAAACTTGCTGGCTGGCTTCACACTATCAGCCCTAACAAAGTTAAACCTGAAATCCGCGACAAAGTAATCCAGTATCAAGAAGAATGCGACGACGTACTTTATGAGTATTGGACTACTGGCGAAGTTAAGGCTAAACACAAGTCAACGGTTCAGGAACGCAACCCATTAAAGAACGCTGTTAATCTACTGGTGAGCAAAAAGGGCATTATGTACCCCGAAGCATATTCACTGGTACATCAGCAATTTAATGTTAGCGGAATTGACGAGCTAACAGCCGACCAGATACCAATGGCCGTAGAGTATGTTCACAAGCTAGTGATGGAAGGTGAATATATTCCTAAGCAGGACGAGTTACCTTTATCAAATCAGCAAATAACAGATGATGAGTTAATCACTCTTTGCTGGCAGTGGAATTACTTATCGCTGTGTTGTGCAGCCATGAGCGAGGTTTACCCGATACTTCATGCAGCAGAACATAGATTAGAGGGAAGATATTACGATATGCCTAAAGAGGCTAGCAGGGCGAATGGTGAGATAAGAAAACTACTTGATAGATTAACTCGCCACATCGAACCAAAGCAAACAGACAACTCTAGAATTCTAAATAGATTAAGATTGGATTCATTGCCAGCTTAACCGCATAGCCCAAGGATGGGCTAACAAAACCAACCACGCCGCTTAATTGCGGTTTTTTTACGTCCTAATTTTAACAACACACCAGATTAACACTGGTGCGACTACTCACGCTTGGAGAAAGCAATGTCAGATATTATCCCTAATGTCGTCGTCTCGATGCCTTCGCAACAATTCACTCTCGCAAGGAAATTCCAAGCGGCGAGTAATGGCAAAATTTATATTGGTAAGATTGATACCGATCCGACCATTCCAGAAAATCAAATCCAAGTTTATTTGGAAAATGAGGGCGGCAGCACAATTCCTGTCGCTCAGCCGCTAATCATCAACCAAGCTGGATTTCCTGTTTACAACGGTCAGATTGCTAAGTTTGTGACAGTGGAAGGTCACAGTATGGCTGTTTATGACAGCTACGGAGCGCAACAATTCTATTATCCGAATGTGCTGAAGTATGACCCTGACCAGTTAGATAAAAAAGCTCAATACGGGTTCAAGTCAGTGGAAGATATGAAACTTATATCCCTGCAGATTGGGGTGACCGTTTCTCTTGGTGGGTATTATAGAAACATAGACGCTCAGCACTTTCGAGTTATCAGTGATACCGATGATGGCACTGGCGTTCAATTAAGCAACGGGTTGTGGGCTAATATTATTATAGATGGTGATGCCTGTGTGGATTGGTTTGGGGCTAAAGGTAATGGTATTGATGATGATTGGTGGGCGATAGATAAGGCAATCAATGCATCTTTATCGACGGAATACCAAGGAGATTGGGAAAAAACATCGAGAAGAAATCCTAAATTCAATGTTAGATTAAGTCGCCGATCTTACCGCATAACAAAGCAAATATTACTCCCTCCTTATATGAAGTTTTATGGAATGGGTTCGCGTTGGTATTTTTCAGGCTTAACGCACAGCGTCTTAATTCCAGACTTTGAAAACCCATTACAGTTTGCAGTGCAATCAGCGAATTACCTTGTGGACACGGGTGATTTGATTGGTCAGGGTTACTTCTCTGGTGTTCTTTGGTTGGATACAAAGAAAATGACAGCGACACACGGTATTGTTACCTATGGCTACAGCATAGAGCCCAAGAATCAAATTCTAGGCGGCGTTAGATTAGTAGGAAGCCCTACATCAGAGGTCTATGATATCTTCGCGAACAAAATAGACTGTGGTGTTATTTTAAACTGCTCATGGTGCAGTAAAGTTGATGTTCGGACTGAGCACATTAAATTTGGCGTTTATTCTGGACAAGACGGCAACAACTCTCACGTTGACGGATATTATACAGGAGGAACGGGTACACCATTAGCTGGGAATCCATACCTAAACCCGATTGAGTCTTTAGACCCATCAACCGGATTATCAACTCAAAAAATATCCGACCCTAACTCTAAAATTGGTGCTATTTTTTACTGGTCGCAGGGGACAACAAGCACAAATCTAACCAGCGAAGGGAATGACCATTCTCTGGCTGTTGCTAAAGGTGCCGCAGATGTTCGCTGTCTTTACACGGAGAAGAACAAAGCGAGCTCTGTGGTTGGGTACAATAGCCAATTGACGATTGGGGAGATAACAGGTGCCAATGATGAAAGCACATTTTGCATGGGCGTCAATAATGATTGGACTCTTGAAAAAGACACGCAAACAGGTGTATCCAAACGTTTTAAATATGTCGATACATTCGGTAATAGAATAAAAGTGCCGCTGGCATTCAAAGAGTATACACGAGGCATATGTGTTGATGGGCATGATTTCAATATTGTCACTGTAAACTCAACATCAGGGAATGATGATTATGTCGGCACGCCGACTTCGCCCGTTAAGACAATTGATAGGGCATTGGAGCTATTGCGCATAACCTATACAAAATCAGACAGGGCGTTAACGAATACGGGCGCAAGACGGATAATCATATCAGACTCTGCGTCTTATACGTTAAGTTACGGGAATCAAATGCGTGGCGGGGAATTAGAGATAGTCACAACAGCAGCAAGTAGACCAACAATTTCATTTAATGCGGGTTTGCGGTTGTACAATATCGATGTAACTAGTACGGGAATTAACATGAACAGGCCAAATGTTGACTATGGTGTTTATGACCAAGGTGCATTTTGGCTTGAAGGTGGGGTAGTTAATTTAAATCTCGGGAACGCTAATATCAACCTAGCCAAGTATGAGTTATCAAGTTTGCGTGCTGGGTTCTCTGGTATGGTCACACTGAATATGAATAACGTTTCTTTATCGGCTCCTGCTGACTCCAGTATCATTCACCAAGCCTATCAAAATAATGATGGACACTTAGTTAACGTATTTAAGTTTAGCACAACATACAGTGGTGGAATTGAGTCACGCTCTGACAAAGGGTTGAATATCCCGACCAATCGGATTATCCACACGCTAGGCGTTTATTAATTATATAAGAGGAAAATCACTGTGACGAGTTGTGCCGAAATTGTGACGCAAAAATGAAAGGGGGATGATGGGACGTGGTTGGGGCGTTCAAGTTTAAATGTGATTGAACGACTTTAAACAACTTTGAATTACTTTATCTTCTTTGTAGCTTGTGAACACTGAAAGAGACTGTAATTAACTGATTATAAAGTATTAATTCTACGCTCTTCTAAGCCGTAGGTCACAGGTTCGAATCCTGTAGGGCGTACCATTCTCAAGTATTTCAAAGTCTACAACAGTCTATAAAACCCTTATAAAATCAGTTATCACAAGAAATCATAGTATTCCAAGGTCTAGTCACGTCTATTGAAATCTACAACTATGTGGGGGCATAATTGGGGGCATTACCCCGTTCAATGAAAATCGGTGCCCCCAGATGAAGCTAACAGCCAGACAAGTAGATACTTCCAAGCCAAAAGAGAAAGCTTATAAACTTTCTGACGGTGGGGGCATGTATTTAGAAGTTGCTCCGAATGGTTCTAAGTATTGGCGTATGAAATATAGATATGCTGGTAAAGAGAAAAGGCTGGCTTTAGGCGTATACCCATCAATATCACTCGCACAAGCTAGGGCGAAAAGAGAAGAAGCCAAGCGCATATTAGCGTTAGGGGATGATCCATCGTTGGTAAAGAAAGCCGAAAAGCGAGAAAAAGAGTCTCAGGTCAATAATAGCTTTGAGAAAATCACGCTTGAATGGCACGACTATAAAAAGCCGAATTGGTCGCAAGGCTACGCTGATGACTTATTAGAAGCCTTCCAGAAAGATATCTTCCCTTACATTGGTAAAGCTAGCATTACAGAAATTAAGCCTCTAGACATGCTAGAGGTGCTTAGAAAATTAGAAAAGCGTGGTGTGAAACTAATCACTCTGCAATATTAAAAGCTGCCAATAATGATGATATATCCATTATTTTATCCAGCTCGGACGAGAAAGCTATTAGCTCAACTGTACTAAAAACAGAAAATGCTAAGATTAATTGTTATCCGGGAGATACTTGTAAAGCACGAGTTAAGTTTGATAATGGAGAAATAGGGGTTTTTGAATATGTGAATGTGACCATTGAGCAAAATGTTGCTGTTCCGGTAGAGTATATTGAATTCGCCAGTAAAATTAAAAATTCAGATGTGGTTTTTATCGAACTATCCATTGAAGGCAAAGGTACGCAGCAATTCAAATTCAAAACATCCGGGTTAAAGTGGAAAGTCGAGTAATTAACAAGTAATGCCATAATTGGCTGGATTCACTCAACGAGTTCAGCTATTCCTCGTTTAATCCTCATAAAGTTTCACTTCAACTCAACAGCCTATTTTTGATGAAATACTCATATTATTTCGGATTGAAAAACACGAGGCGCTCATGAGAAAGCAATCAAGGCATTACACCGATTCATTACCTGTCATTGGACATAAGACCATTGCGGCAATTAGAAAGCTAAACATCAACGGGCACGGCTTGAAATGGGACACTAGTGTAGGGAAGCTAGTTATCAGCAAGGACGGTGATAGATACATAGTGATTATCGGGGGTAAAAGGCTCTCATTATTGCTTGATACCACTCAGGCTGGCTATGGCGTTCGGTATTGGTATTTATGCCCTTGCTGCTATGAGCGCAGGGCTGAGCTGTATTTTAGCAGTAAAGACCTCGGCTGTAGAAAATGTTGGAAACTTCACTATGCTAGCCAGAGTGAAAGTAATCTTGACCGATTAAGGCGCAAGGTACGAGTAGGCCGCTTTGCTATTTGGGGTTACAGCCCTGATGTTAGCAACCTAACCAAGCATGTGTATTCTTTCGATAAACCCAAAGGCATGAGATGGGAGAAATTCAGGGAGAAAGTGGCAGAGCAGGCAAGATTAGAGGATTATTACTGGCAGGCGTTTATACCATTTGTAGACAAATTAACATCGGGTATAAAGATAACGATAACCTAATAAAACATTATGTTTATAAATAATGCTCACGCACTAATTTAGTAAGAACTTAACTGAGAGGGCTAAATGAAACAAAAAGATACAGTGGATAGTATATTAAATCTCCTCATGTGGATTATGTTTCTGATTGGAGGTGTAGCTTTATTTTTCTATTCCGCCGATATGGTTGCGATAACATTTTTTGTCTTAGGTTGTTGGTTTCGGATATTTCTAGAAAGAGAAATACTAGTTCATTTTGTAAAAACTAAATTGATTATTTGGACTTGGGGAGCTGTTTTTTCAGGTGGCTACTTTTTTGCAGAGAAATATCTAAATTTTCGCTTTCAAATAGAGCCTGATTATTTAAATACTTCACCATGGATAGCGTCGATTCTTTTTAGTATTTTATTTTCATTTATATTACTAGAAATCATAGTGTTTATCGCTTTTGGTTTATCCTTATTTATGGGTAAGAAGGAAATAATATTTGCGTGGGATAGGGTAGTTAAAAAGAAAAAAATCGAAAGTATCGCGCTAACCTTGTGTTGTACATTTTTTGGTTTCTTCCCTTTGGTTGTGGGGCTAGCAGTAGTAGAGACTAAAATATTAATGGTAAGTTTAAGGATGGACTCTTATGCAGTGTCAGATTGTGGAAAAATTGAGCCTAGCGTTTCGTATTTAAGAAAAAATGAAAATTATTGCTATAAGTTCGAACCTTGGTTTGACCTCAGTTACCCTAAAGAAATTGAGAGCAAGAAAGGCAGTTAATGCCAATCACTACTTATTGAGTATTTAAGCAGAGTTAAGCTCGCATAATACTGCTCTGCTTATCTTAGTTTTCCAATAATATCTTTGTGGCGCTTCCACGCTGAATAAATATCTTTATCCCACGCTTTGCCAGCCTTAGTTTGATATCCAGCCTCATTAATTCGTTCAGCGATAATGCGTCCGTTATCTATACCCTCTGATAGCACCAAATTAACCACAGAAACGACAGCAGACTCATTATAGGTATACGGTGGGATATCTGCCTTACCAGCAATTAAAGATGCCACAGACGATTCTAGGCGTTCCACTAGCGATAACATACGAGCGTCAGGATTGCTGTCTGGGCGGTTTAACTTCTCTTTGATAGCTGAGACTATCCACGCTGTTTTATCGGTACCAGAGTTCGATACAGCATCATTAAACAGGGCTTGCAGTTCAGCAGGTAGACGAAAGGCAATAAGATTAGATTTACTCAT